TTACCAATTTTGTTTGGAATAACTGGCCTATGGTCCTCTTATTTTATTATTTTGTGGTTTTAATAGGATACACATATAAACTAACAATTTTCCCATCAATAATATTTTTTGTATATTCAAAGAATGGAAAATCTTTAATAATAGTGTCTACTACTTCAATAATATAATTATTATTTAGTGATATTTCAATACAATCATCTCCATCAACTATGAAGTTATTATATATTCTTTTTACAATATCTTCATACATTTCTTGTTTTACTTTCTTTTCATTATCTATTAGAGATAATTTTATATCACTATAGTTTTCCCAGAAATTTGTAAGTTTTTCTTTACATTTATCAAAATCACTTTCTTCTTCTTCATTTTCTTCACCTTCATTTTTAAATACTGAATTTTGAGCATATTCAGCAGCTCTAACCATAGCTTCAATATCTATGAAGGCTTTATTAAGAGAGTCTTCTACCTCTTCTTTTCTACCTTTTCCTATAGTAGAAATATAAGTTTCTGCTAAGTATATTTTTGTTTTAACTTCAGCTATTAAGGAATCTATATTGTTTAATAAATCAGTTTTATTTTTGTTGTTTCTATTACAATTTTTTATATCTTCCGACATTTTTTCAAGTTTACTGATTATGTTATTAAACTTAGTGTAAATTCTTTCCGATAATATTTTCTTATCCATAAAATTTTTAATTTAATTCTTGTATTATATTATGAAATACTGATTTAAAAAATAATATTACATTAGAACATATGAATATGTTGCTTTTATATTTAATATTGTTGTTTATTATTTTAATATAGTCATTTAAAACTTCTTTTATTCCTACTAAATTAAATTCTCCATAATTCAAACTGATAAAATTATTATAACATGTGTTTGTAATATAATCACTAAATCTTATATTCTTTTTTATAATGTTATATTCTTCTAAAGGTAAATTTATATTATTACTATTCCAGACTAATTCAGGGTGATAATTATAATGTTTAAGTTCTTTATATAATTCATATATTTCAAATTTTCTACTTTCAAATGTATTATTAAGTCCATTTTTAACTGCCCATTTATATAAATAGTTTACTATTATTTTTAAATCTGCAATATGTTTACTTGAATTTGATTTTGTATTTATACATTCTTCTTTAATCATAATAATATCAAGTGGATCGGCTATTTTGTATGTATTTCTCAGATATTTTATATTTTTTATTTTGACATTATCAGTATTAAAAATATCTATTAAAAATCCTGTTTCTTTATGTTTTAGTTTATATAGTTTAAATTTATAATAATATTCTTTTTCATCAGATTCATCAGGATTTAATAATTCAAATATTTCATTATCATACCCAAATTCTCCACTACATACAAAATCTAAATCATGAATAGGTCTTTTTAAATCTATTCCCAACATATTAAAGACAACACTACCAGTTAAAACAGTTTTAGTAATATTATTAAATACATCATCTATTATCTTTAATTTTATATTGTCTATATTAACCATTTATGTAAAAAATTAAAGTAGTAAATAAACTCATAAATGCCCACATTTCTAAATAAAACATCCAACTTTTCTTGTTCATTAAACATAATACAAAAAATATTGAAGCAACATTAAGTGGGATATACCAGTATTTTATAGCTACTAAATGAATCCAAAGAATAGCAAATACCATACATATAATAGCCGAAATAAAATGTATTTTCTTATTTATAGTTTTAAAATAAGGTGCCGTACCTACAAAAGCTAATGCACTTGCAGCTATAAAAGGTATAAATTGTAATATTTTAGGAGTATATTCTAACCATACAGGCATTATACTAAAACATATAACATAACAAAATACAGTAAAAGCATAAGACATATTCCATTTAATATCTTTATATCCTTTTTCAAGTAGATAAAAAGAATCTGAAATACTTTTAGGTATTCCATATATAATACATATTGAAGAGATATAGAGAACAAAAAAACTAATACCAAAATAATATAATAACTCCATAATTTTAAATTTTTCTTTTTAATATTTTATTTAATCTTTCTTTTATATACTTTTATGAGTTTATCAAAAGCTTTTAACCTTGATTCTTCATCATTATTATCCCACCAACAACCTCCTTCTTTATATTTAGCATTAAGAAAATCTTTATTAAATTCGGGAATAATAAAAGGTATAGTCAAAAAACTATGTATAGTATAAGGAAAAGATTTTGTAATACATATACACATATATGAGGCTATTCCATCTTCACATATCTTCTTAGCTTTTATAAGAGTATTAAGTATTAATTCATTTGTTATTTTATAATTCTTTTTATATATCTTACATTCATAAATACTAATAAGCTGATCTAATGCTTCTTTTCTACTTTGCCTGTCGTTCTTACTCCACCAAATACTATTTGCATTTCTTTTTACTCCTGTAAGAAATTCTGACGTAAATTCAGGAATAATTTCAGGAATATTACTATATAATATAGGTGTAGACCTTATAGATAAATAATTAACAATAGCAGTACCAATAGCATCACATAGATAAATTTTACTATTTGAATATATGCTATCATAAGCATTTAATAATATATTTAATATATCCTTATTAGTTAAATTATATTCTGTTTTCATATTAATTTAGATATAGACTTATTAAACAACACAGTAAAAATAAAATACTTTTCTGTGAATTATTTTATTCAATATTCTCTTAACGAATAATCTTATTTTATTCAATATCCTATAATTATAAACTTTTTCTTCATATATTTCTATTAGCTTATCAAAAACTATTATTCCTTCTTCCTTATTTTTTAATTTTGACAGGTGTATTTTATTATTGTACTTTGAATTAAAAATTTCTTCACTACATTCTGGAATAAGTTTATATAATAAACTATCAGACATATAAATACAAGATAAAGCATGTTTAAGATTTAAATGAACATTTTGATAATAATTCCTTATATATAATTCTTTTGCTCTTTTAATGAGTTCAAGGGTTTTTTATTCTTTGATTTTTTATCTCTTTCAAAAATTTTAAGTGTATATATGTCTATAAGTTTAGTTAATGCTTCTAATCTACTTGTTTTATCATTTATATCCCACCATTCTTTAGTATCACTTATTTCACGTCCCACAAGAAATTTAGAATTAAACTCAGGTATAAAATTAATTACATTTAAATAACTAATAAACTTAGAAGTACATATATACAAAGAATAACTAAGAGCATCACATAACGTGATTTTATGATAATAAAGTTTTTTATAGGCTATATATAGAACTTCTATAATATCTTCATCAGATAATTTTATATTTTCATGATTCATAGTTAGGTATTAAATATAATTCTTTATTTATTTTAAAAGGTCTTTCATCACTTATTTTTACTAATATGGAATTAATAGTATCGTGATATTCCGATGGAATAGCAAGGGGAAAATATTTATTATTATACTTAACAGCAATAATATAATCTCCTTCTTCTATTTTATCAAGTTCATTTTTAATCTTATCTTTATCCATAATTTATTATTATAAATAAACAAAATAGGGAAGATTTATATTATCTTTCCTAAATTAATATATTATTTCAACATGTTTTACCATGTTTATACCTCCTGTTTTTATTATATTCCATCTTTTGATGAATATGCCAATTAATAGGGATATTCCAATGTTTTACTAATAAATCAAGATAATCTAATGCCACACAAATTGAATGTGTATTATCATTTCCCCTTGAAATAATTCTTGTTACTTCAAAACATTCTTCTAAAAATGGTTTAAAGTTTGTTTTTACAATGTTAGTTTTATTTGATGGATCATCAAAATCAAGATTTATAGCTCCTGCATAGTCATATAATCTAATATATACATCAGCTATTTCATCTTCAATAGTGTTTTTAATATTCTTTTTAAAAGATTCTTGTAACCCTAAAAGTTTATTATCTCTTTGAAAAGTATCATAATCAGACTTATGATTCTTTCTATATGCTTCTATAGCTTCAGAAATTTCACTAATAACAAGCATAATACTATGTTCATAAGAATGTTGTACTTCCCAAAATCCTTTTTCTACAGCATTATTGTGAGCAAGTTCTTTATATTGATTTTTTGTTAATTTACCTTCTTTGAATACTGCTTCTTTAATATCCATATTTTATCTATAATTCATTAATGCGTTATACATTCTATCTATCGCTTCTTTAGGAACTTTTCTATCTCTTCCTTCTATATTTTTCATAGCTTTTTCAAGAGTACACATAATAAAACAATATTCAACTTTGTAACCATTATCTAATGCTAATTTTTCAAGTTCTTTTCTTGTTTTTATATAACAATTAGTATCATCAATGATTATAGTATTATCTCTTAATATAGCTTCTTGAATAGCTCTTAATTCAAGTTGTTTTACTAAAAATTCTTCTTCTTTAGTATATCTGTAATTAGGTTTGGTTTCCCTTATTTTATCTCTTGAAATATACTCATACTGTGGATTATTTTCAAGAATTTTATTAGCTGTGATAGTCTTACCACTACCTGGAATACCCACCATAACAATAAATGTTCTTTCAAGATTATTATATTTACTTATATCCATATTATAAATTTTTAAACATATCAATGACACTATCTTTAATATCTTTTCTTTTAAATTTTCTTGTAGTAGAATTTTTAGCATACTTACCTTCTACTAAATCAATATACATAGTAAATTCTCCTTCATCTCCCATATAGTAAGAATTAAATGTATAGTCATCTAATCTTTTTCGTAATTCAAGAGTTTCAATAGCTAAATTATCTGTTGCCACTACTTTGAAAGTTCTAAAGATTTGATCGATATTATTAGCTAACAACTTTCTTTTTCCATATATCCACACTCCATTTTTATAGTTATATTCAAGACCTCTACCGAATAATTTATTACCTAATATAAGTAATTTATCCGGTAAAATATCTTTAAATTCAAGTAAATCTATACAGTCTACTATTCCTTCAATAACATGTAATACAATATTATCTGTGGATATTCCATTTTTTACAAATATATTTAGAATATTTTCTACATTTCTAAATTCTTTAAGATTATTAGCTGATATTCCTAAACCTTTAATTTGGCCTTTATATAAAAAAGAAGTAAGTAAATCAATTTCTTTTATAGAATTATGAATAGTCATACTACATATAATATTTTTACTATTCAACTTTTCAAGTAGTTCTTTTAAATTAGGATGACTAAGAGCATTTCCCCCACCTAAAGCAATTTCTGTACCTTCTTTTAAAGTATCTAAAAACTTATAATTAAAGTCTGCATGTTTACCTTTTATAGAAGAGTTTTCATGACACATAGGACATCCTACTTCACAATAATCAGTTATCTTCATATCTATACTTTCAGGAAATTCAGGAATAAATTTATCCTCTTTAGTCATTCTGATTTTAGTTCCGTCAGAATATATTTTTACAATGTAATTTCCATTAATGTATGATTGTAACAGTTTTATGTTATTCATTTTCTTCTAATCTTTTTCTTGTAGCTATTTCTTTATTTAAATACCAAACAGCTTTTTCTAAATCTTCAATTACTTTATTTTCATCTTTTTTACCTGCTCTTAATATATATTTAATAGCATTTCCCCTACAGAATCCTAAAAGTGAAATACTCCCTGTATAATCTTCTATCACATCAATTACTTCAATTCTTCCTGAAGTATAATGTTCAGGATGATTTACATTGTCTTTAATTTCCCCCATAATAAATAATATGCTTAGCTTTTCCTGCCCTTTCTTTAGCTACTTCTTCTACATCATACTCATCATTATCATTTCCAGTAATAATAAAACTATCATTTAGTAGAAACTTTTTAAAATCTTTTCTACTACCCATTATTTCTAATAGTTTACTTTTATCATTACTATGATCCATTCCAAAATTATCATATGATTTTCCATAAAATATCTTTGTTTCAGGAAGAGCCTCTTTTATTGTTTCTTTAAACTTTTCTTCTAAATCTAAAGACACACATAAAGAATATAAATAATTAGCTTTAGGTTCAGTTCCTGTTATTATTTCATATTCCCAACCATAATCTATATAAGTTAGATACAGTTTTTTGGGAGATTTCTTAGTAGAAGAACCGCTTACATAGCAAAGACAGTGTGTGCTTGAACTATTAGTTTCAAATATACTTCTTCTTACAGTAATTTTCATTTTCTATTATTTTTAGGTGTTCCTCCAGTCTTATCCATTAAATAATCATGATTTTTGCTTAATTTTTCATTGATAAGATTTATAGAATTATTAATAGCTTCAAGTCTTGATTTAGTAGCTTTTTCTTCTTCTTTAAGAATTCCTTTAATATGTCCTAATATATTTGAATAAGCTCTTCTATAAGCTATTTCTTTACCTTTCTTTAAATCAAAGTCATCCTTAAAACAACAAAATGATTCACCTTTAGTAATAAATTCATTAGCAATCTTAATACAGCCTTTCATTCTTGTATAAGCAGAATAGTTAGATTGCTTTATTAAATCTGTGTCAGTAGCTATTCTATAAATAATAGTACACCTAACTCTTCTTCCTGATACTTTATACCCTCTTCTTACCTCTTTAATTTTAAATTTTACTTGATTCATAATTTTATTTTATTAGTTTATTATACAACTTCTATGTTAATATTAAAATTACCTTTATAGGGAACATCCTTTGAAATAATATAATTATCTTTTTTAATAAGTCTTTTTACTCTTAAAGTAAAAGCTTTTAAATCTTCAATAAGGTTATCATCAAGGTTTAATGTATTAAGACTTTCAATTTCATCGTCATAAAATCCTCTACAATCATCATTAGTAAGTTCTATAACTACTTTATATCCTTCTCTTTTAAGTATTCTACTAATCCATTTTATTTGATCAGGTATTTTTCCATTATCATAGAAACATAAGATAGAATTAATTAAGAAATCAATCTTTGATTGTAATGTATATATTATTTTAATTCCTAAATAACATTCATTACTATCACTTAGTGATATGGGATTATTTCTTAAATAAATTGTTTTTTCATCATAATAATTATCATTTAAATTAGAATCTTTAAAGTCTAAAAGACATTTTTCTATATACTCTTTAACAACTTTATCCAATATAGTTTTTCCCTCTTTCATAATACTTACAAAAGAATGAGTAGAAGAACTGTTTGTTTCAAATATATTATTTCTTGTTTTTACTTTAATATTCATATCTATTTAAATGTCTTACAGTTTCATGCATAATTTCATTCTTATTAAATCCAACTATTAATAATGAATCTATCATAGATAAATATCTTCTTAAATAACTATCTTTTTTATTATTCATGAATTCTTTATATGCTTTATCTCTATCAGATTCTTTAATAAAGAATGAAATAAATTTATAATCAGTAATTGAAATATCAACTAATTCATATTTTATATTTATATATGACATATCATTATCAAATAAAATAAAATCAAATTTTTTTAATTTATTATTTCTATTTAATGCTTTTATAGTAGTTTCAAATTTCTTATCATACTTAATACCATATATAGTATCTCCTACAGATAAATCACCAAATGATTTTATTTCTCTTTTTTCAATTTCTTTGTTCATTAGATCGTATTTATTTAATTCGTACTTGTTTATTATTCTTATAAGTGTTTTAGCATAAACATTACTTTCTGCATATCCATATCTTTGTAATCCATTAGACCAAGCTATATAATCGGTATTGCTTAATGTTTTAAGAGATTCATAAGCATCATTTGTACTAATTATTTTAGCATGATATATAAATGATTCTACTTTATTTTGAAATATTCTATACTGTGTATTTTTATACTTTTTATTTCCTTTTGTAGCAGTAATACCAAAATAATTATTACCTTCTTTTGCTAACCCGGATTTGCCCCAACCACTTTCAAGAATACATTGGGCAAGTACTACACTTATAGGAATATTAGTTCCTACTGTAGATATTAAAGCATATTTATAATTTTCATTTATAAATTCTTCTGTATAATTATTACTATTTGCTTTAATATTATTCATACTAACTACTGTTAATAACCATATAAAAATTATTTTCTTCATTGTCTTTTTACTTTAAAAATAATCCTGCAAAGATACTAATAAAATACGACTATGATTGTCAATGAATTAGTATGTCTTTCTATGTACAGTTGTAATTGATCTGTCTGTAATTTCTGCTATTTGTCTTATAGTAAATCCTTTATTGTACGCATCTTTAACAAAAGAGGAAAAAGTAAGTTTTACTTTACTATTTCCTTTATCATTTAAAAATTCATTCATAGATAATTTACTATCATTTAAATATCTATGAAGAAGTTCTTCAAGTTGTTTAGTTATCATTCTATCTTTAATACTTTCTTAATCTCTTTAGCTAAATACTGTGCATCAGGATGAGCGTCTTTATGATCTCTAAGAGATATAAAATATTTCCATTGATCAATAGTTCCTGTCATTATTAATTCAGTATAAGTAGCTAAAGGTAAAACATCTCTTGCTCTTTGTGATTTATATCCATCTTTAATGGCTCTCATATATTCCATTTCAGCTATTTTTAAAGATTCTAACATACCACTTGAATATTTTTCATCTGTAGGATTAACATAAGTAATTTCATTACTGAATTTACCTAAACTGTAATTACAATATCTTGTACTGCTTTGGCTGAAACTAAATACTCTGTGTCTTACAAATTCATTGGCAATAGCTCTTGAAGTTTTAATAAGTATAGTATATCTTTTAGCTAAATTATCTTCAGGAACATATAAATAAGGAAAATCATAATCTATTTTTCCTTTATTTTCCATTAATAATAAAGCATTACGATAATCTAATGCAAATAAATTATAAAACACATTTTCTTTAAGAAGATAATTAATGGGAATCATATACTTTTTCCATTTTTCATAATTTCTTAAAGTACTTGTATTATGTGCTACACACTTAAAATATACAGTTCCATGTTCTAAAGGTGATTGATGCTTATTATTTTTAAGCATTTCAATAAACTTAATATAGGAATCTTCCGTAATTCTATCTTCACTTTTATAACATACTCTACCACATTTTTCAATATGTTTTTCTACATCTTTTAATGTGTTGCCTTTTTGATTTATTAATTCTATTTCTTGATTTACAAATTTCATATTATTTTATTTTTTAATGAATCCAACAATTTCCTACCATAGGATTAGCTTTTAGTGTTACTCTTTTACAGAATATTGCTCCTGATTTTTCCATACATTCCTGAACCTTATTAGCTATTAATTCTTTCATTTCTTTAGGGCATTCAATAACTGATTCATCATGAACTAATATAATAATCTTAACTATTCCGAATAAATTATTTTTTATTATCCAATCAAATAAATATATCATAGCTATTTTAATAGTGTCTGCCCCTGTGGATTGTACAGGGTAATTGACGCTGTGTTTTTCCATTTCACTTTTAACTTTGAAATATTCTCTTACAGAAACCATTTGAATATCATTGATTTTATTTTCTTTCTTGAATTTATAATCACTCCAGAAATCAGGATAACTCATTTGTTCTTTCATTCTAACAATAATATCAAAGTTATCTATGTATATTTTTCTTTTTATAACAGGGTTGGTTAATATATATCCTCTTAGATTTACTAATCTCTTTTGTTCTTTTTTATAATTAGCTAATTTAGGAAAGCCTTTTATGTATTCATTTTCTATTCTTTTAGCTTCACTCTCTTCAAATCCTCTTTCAACTAAAGTTTTTGCATTGCCATCATAATTAAACGTAAAACCTATTGATTTACTTGCTTGTCTTAATTTAGGGAATTTACTTTTGATTTGTTCTTTAGGTACATCTATTTGATCTTTATATACTATTGAAGCTACTAAAGAGTGCATATCTCCACCATTATTTATCTCTTTAATCATAGATGGTTCTCCAGATAATTCTGCTATAACTAAAGTTTCTTGTGAACTATAATCAGTGGAAATAATTATATTATTATCTTCAGCTATGAAACAACTTCTTGTTTCTTCAGTAGCCGGTAGATTTTGCATATTTAATTTTTCATTCGTATTACTTACATTTCCACCGCTACTCATTCTTGCAGTGTCTGTACCTATTTGTTGAAAGTTAGGATGTATTCTTTTAGTTATGGGGTGTATAGCTCTTACCCATGAATCTCCATAAGTACTTAATTCTTTTTCTATTTTTGAAAAAGTTAAATAGATAGAAATTAATTCCGATTTATCTTTTTGTGGTTTAACTACATCTTCTTTAACCGACTTTTTTAATCTCTTTTCTTTTTTATCCCATACTTCAAGATTCAATCCTAAATCTTCAAATAAAGGAATTACTTGCTGAGGTGATTTCCAATTTACAGTACATTGAGGATCAGTATTAAAACCTAAAAATAAATCTCCTTGAGTATCTATTTTAGTAAAATTACTTTTACTTCCATATTTATTTACTACCCAAGTATTCATTGTATTTATTACTTCTTCCCTTTCTTTTTCTAATTTTTTTGTTTTTATATTCCACTTATCTTTATCCAATCTAATACCCATATATTCCATATAAGCAGGAATAAAAACAAATTTATTTTCAAGATAGGCTGAATTGACTAAATCCTCTTCTTCAAGCCTTTTTTCCTGTAATTCTTTTATTTTATCAAGATATTCTACATCTTTTAAAGCATAAAGAATCACTCTTTCTGTAAGTCCTTCAGTAGGAATATTACTTCTTACTTCCTTAGATAGATTGACAGATAAATAATTCAAACATAAATCATCTAACCCTTTACCTCTTGATGAATCAGGTAATCCTAAGTAAAGTATTTGTTCTACTAAATAGGTATCATATACATTCTTTAATATTATATCATAATGAAATAAAACTTTTAAATCAAACTTAGCATTTTGAATAATATAAGTCCTATCTTCTTCAAGTTTTTCTTTTAGTATTTTTCTTTGATTAACTGTTAAAGATTGATAGTCAAAACATACTTGAATATGATTTAATCCTAATTGAACAGTTAATAATTTATGTAGATAAGGGTCTAATCCTGAAGTTTCAGTATCTAATGAAAGAGTATTATATTGAAATATTTCTGGAATAATTTCTTCAAAAGGTATTATATGATATTGATTTGGAGGGTAGGTAGGTTTGTTATTGGTTATAAAAAATTTTCCTTTTAACATAATTATTATTTATCTTTATTTTTTATCCATACTACTGAATTATCATAATCTATAATCCATTTATTTTTTATTAAAAACATTCCTCCAAGTATTCCATCTATCCTTATACCATATTTATCTTCAATAGCTGCAAAAGATACTGAATCTTTTAATTCTATGAAATCATCGGATAAAACATTATTTTTTATTGAAAAAGATAATCTACATACAGGATTTACATCTGTTTTATCATTTATAGTAGTTACTCTTACTCCTTTATCAAGATATGTTTTATCTTTTATAGAGTCTAATATAGATTTAAATATTAAACTTCTATCTGATCCTGAATCAACAATGAAATTATATTTTTTCCCTTCTATTTTAGTTTTTATTATAGGAATACGTAAGGTTTCTATAGAACTTTTTACATTAATAAATCCTCCTTTTTGATTAAAAATTAAATTTTCATATTTTTTTATAGCTTGTTTATGTATATATAAGAAATATATAAAATAAAAAGCTGAAAAAACTAATAAAAGAAAATTTATAAATACTACATTATTCATACGTAATTACATTATATCCTCTAACTTTAGGTCTGTTATTTTGATTAATAACATCCATAGAATGTTCCATTTCTCCATATTGAAGTCTTAATAAAACTTCATCCATAATCTCTTGCCATTTAGGTAATGATTTACCATATGGAGATTGAAGCCTTTTATTCTTTTCTAAAATATTATTTTCAAAAGTCCATATAAGAGGCTGTCTATTTTCTTTATTAATTACTATAAATTCAAAAGGTAATATAGACCAATCTTGAAGTTCTAATTCATCTAACTTTAATCTTAAATTTTCTGAATATAAAGTAGCTTGAATCCAATAATTATAAGTATAAAAATTAAATTCAAAATTATCTTCTATATTAGATGAAGTTTTTAAATCAATAGGAGTAATAGTTTTATTGATAAAATCAAGTTTAATAATATCAAACATACATTTTACTTGTTTATCACCGAATCCTGTAAGTACTTTAGCTTGATAAATAATATCAGTATTTTCATTATACTTTAGTAATTCGGTTATTTTTTCATCTCTTTTGAGAGCTTCGACTACTTTAACAGCTGATTCATAATTTTCAAAACTTATTACTTGTTTACCTCTACTTTCAATTCTAAAGTTATAATAAGTAGAATAATCCGAAATGTATTTTACTTTAGTTTCATCTTTATAACTTTTACCATAATCTACTTCATTACAGCACTGTAAAATAAATAAATTAGTAAGCTCTTCAAATTTTGAAACAGGATTCTTTTCAAGCATTAAATTAATTACTTTCATAATCCCTTCAGTAGGTAATTTAGTATCCATTACTTTAAACTTATTACTAAAATTAATAGAATCAGTAAATAAGCAATCTACTAAACTACCAAATATCATACTATCATTTATTTTTCTCTCTTCAAATAAAGTCTTATATCCATTACTATAATAATTAGATAATTGACTATAATGAATAGCTTTTAATCCTCTATATGCTTCTTCAGACATATCTAAAAAAGCCTTATATACAGGATGTTTTTGTTTGTTTTTAATTTCTTTTTCTTGGTTTTTAATTATATTTTCAATAATTTCCATAAAATCTATTTTAATTGTTCAACATTAAGTCATAAGAGTACTTATTCCCTCCTCCCCCCCCCCTACAACCATTACATTCCTTAATTATATCAATAGTTTCTAATATTTGAGATTTATTTCTTACTTCAAAGAAATAAGCTCCTTTATAATTTCTATTTAAATAATCAAGAAACAATTTCTTTTTATAAGGATACACATCATTAGCGTATCCCTTTCCTTCAATTACATAAAAAGGTATTTCACTGTTAGTACTTTTAACAATGAAATCAGGTTTATAGGTAATATTTACAGGTTTAGTAGTTATTTCTCCCCAATATTTACTCTTTTTAGATAGTGGAGAGAATACTTTTATATTTTCATATTTATGTAATTCAACTAATGTAAATACTGTTTTTTCATAGTCAAATTCCATATTATTATCCTTTAAATATTTATAGATTACTTTATCTAAGGTACTTCTAAACTTGATTTCATCATATATTATTTCTTTGGAGTTTAATACCTTTCTATTTAATTTAAGATGATTCATGTTGTTGGTATTCTTTAGCTAATAATTTAATTTTTTCAGATTCTGACATAGGTTGTGTATTGTAAATACTTAATCTAAGATTAGCTTTAATAGGACTTTCACCATTATTGTAGGAGATAACATATGAGAATAAGGTTTTTTTCATAAACCAATTAAATATTCCTTGATATAAAAAATTTACTTCATTTTTACACATATATACTTCTTTATTATTATATATCATAGAATATAATATAAGTTTATAAGTACCATCAAGACGTTTTACCCACAGCATTTTTTTACCTATAAATATATCTACAGTTTCCTTTTTATTTTTTAAATTCCTACCTAAATATATTTTTACCATTCTAAACTTTGAACTATTAAATACAGACCATAATTTAGAACTATATGCAGATATTTCCTCTGTAACCACTATTATATATATAGGAATTATCGTATATAATAAGGTATTATTTGTTAATTCTTTATTTAATATTACATACTTTTCATTTTCTCTATGTAAAAAACTATGATTATTTTTACTTATAGTGATAACCCCTAAAAAATTTTTATAAATATTATGATCAATATTTAATGACATTTATCTTTCTATTAAAGTTAATATATTGGCATTATACTCTCTAAACAAATGTGGAGGAGGAAATCCTAAATGAGCATATCTAATATGTTCAACTACAGTATTACCTATTAATCCTGCGCATAAAGCACAAACATAAGTAGTTTGTTTTCTATTGCAAGTTACTGCATCGGCTTCATCATCTGAAAATAAAGATTCTTCATATTTTTGAAATGAATAATCATCTGGTAATACAGTATAAATTTGTATGGTATCAATAGACATTCTTATATCTATAAGTACTTTATTCCTTTTAAACTCTTCCTTTACTGTTATTACTTTGTTTTTCCAATCCTCATATAATATATGTCTTCCTTCCATATTATCTATACCTATAAAAGTATAATCGGGAAAAGAATTTAAAATTATTGGTATATGTGCTAAGAAAGCATTATGATTTGCAATATAAGTACTATTAAAACCAATATTCATATAACGTATAAACTGAGTTATTACATCAGATTTTTTAAGATTGCACATATTAGTCCCAAATAATTGACCTCCTAAATTTTGTTCTTCAACTATATCATTATCATATAAATATAATGCTTTAGGAGAGAATCTTGATAGAATAAAGGATAACCATGATCCTACTCCACCTAATCCTATTACCAACATAATTTTTTCTTTTAAAAAATCAACATAATCCATTCCGGAATCTCTTGAAACTTCATTATGTTTTCTATCATAAAGTCTTGTTAAGACTTCTACAGTACGATTAATTAATTCTTCGTTTATTTCCATGATTCTATTATACTTTTTACTTCTTTCATTAAATTGTTATTCGGATAATTATTTATTACTTCTTCCATACATAATAATAAATCGTCTTCTGTATATTTATCACCATAAAAGTTAAGAGAAAACATAAATCCTTCTTCTAATATCGAATAAAGTTTATTATCCGAAACTCCATAACTTGATAGATTTATATAGAATTTATTTAATACTTCATTAGCAGATTTACTACAAAAGAGTTCCCCTGTAGCTAAGAAACATAATATCTTTTCACATATATAATACATTTCTCCAGTTACCTCTATATTTTCTCCTAATGTATTTACTAATGAATATGTTCCATTAATATCATAAAACTTTTTTCCTGAAGGTTTTGTATTAACTGTATTCTTATTATTTACAATGCTTGTTTCTTTCTTTTCTTTAGGATTAGTTATGGGAGCATATTTATCCCAATAACTATATTTATCATTTATATTAGTAGTTTCATCATAATAATTATCCATGTCATCATATGAGTTATTAAACATATTATATTGACCATAATTATTATAATGAGTATTATAATAATAATTATTATGTAATTTCTTTTTAGCTTTTTCTTTCTTTCTTTTAATTTCTTTTATTTGTTCAAAGTATTCATTTGTACTTTCTTTATTCCATTCAAGAATACAATCTCTTATTTCATAACTTTCAGAAACAGTTTCTTTTTCTTCAGTGCTTACTATCTCTTTAGTTACTGGATGTAAATATGAATTAACAGGTTTAACTGTAGTAGTAATTTTAAATCCTACTTTAGCTATAATATCCATAGCATTATTTACTATTATGCTAAGAAATACAGGATAGTTACTTTGTTCAAATGCTTTAGAATCAGTTGCAGAAAAAAAGGTATCCATATTATGATGACTGTGCATATTACCCATATAACAATCTATTAAATTATTAATCACCATGTAATGAGTTATTTCAGGATCAGTAACATCATATTCAGTAGTTGTTTGACTTCCCACATCAAGAGGAATTAATCCTTTGACATGATAAATAAACATATTATTTTCTTCAGTTACTGAATAAAATATAACTCCACTCCATTCTTCTGATGGTGAAGCAAAATTATATTTCTGAATTTGATCTATAATATTATCAGGAATAATAACCTTATCTTTTAGTGTTTTACTTTTATTAGTTGTTATTTCTAATTCAGTATTATTAGAAACTGCTTTAGATGAAATCTTAATAGTCTTTGAGGATTTTTTAGTGTCTTTTGACTGAATCTTTTTTGTTTTATTTGACATATTTATAATGTATATTTATTAGTTTTAAGAAATCTGTATATATTTTCTTTTAATTTTTCATGAGTTGATGTGTCTATAATATCCGGTAAATTTCCATTTACCATAAGAATATTATACAAATGTATTATCAAACATAAAAAATTAGGATTAGCTATTAAAATATAGTTATCATTATTACTATAATTATCCGACTTAATAATTTTAAATTTTATATCTTTCTTATTAAATCTTACTTTATTATCAAAAAGAGTAAAGGTAAAGTTATTTACTTCTTTCTTATTTTTTATATTTTCTTTTATATATATTCTTCTATCACTTTCTACCGCTGTTACCAATAAAGATTTTATAAGATCATATTCATCCCCTTCTAAATATTTAAGTCTGTTTAGTATAGAATTTGTAGCTACTATTAACAATTGTTCTATAGGATAGTTAAATATAGAATGTATGTTGAAATTTGTACCATTAATTTTATTTGTTTCATATAGATATAAATTTTTATCATATAATTCAAATATCATATTCGCTATTATTAAATTTATATTTCTATTATCCAATATATTAATGTTATCATATCCATTACTTACTTTTATATAATCATGAATAGAAATCAATTTTGATTCTACATTTGTTATTTTCGATATTCTACAATATGCCGAATGAGTAGTTTCTATTGTAAGATATTGATCTATTAATGTGAATAAAGTGATAAACCATTCTTTTGGTAATTCGTCATTATCATTTAATATTAAATTAGCAGCATTATAATGATTTGTTAATGGGGAATTATTACCTAAACAAAAGTCTCCTACTGTAGTTGAAATATCTAATTGGTATAAATGAGGAAAATAAAATTTAGCATTAAATTCCTCTTCAGTTAGAGTCATTCTGATACCTTTAGGATAATATACATAACCACCATTATTTATAGTGAAACATACATATATATCTTTAATAGTATGATCTTTATTACTTTGCATAGAGTGCATTCTAACTTCAGGATAATGAATAATTAAAGCATATTTATCACCTTTTTCATTTGAATGTACAATTACTCTATCATTACCATAATATTTTAAAGCATAAATAAAGGCCTTACAGACTTTATTTCTGTAAGACCTTATATTTGGTAATGATTTTACTTTACTAAACGGTAAAACCATTTTTTAATTGTTTATTATTTTAAAACATTCCTTTGAACAGTTTTCTATCTTCTTCAGAAATTCCTGAAACACAAGAATTGGATTTTGTTTTAACTTCTACTTTAATTCCTAATTCCTCTTCAATAGCTGCAAGTCTACTTTCTACCGAATTAGCCCAATCATTGAGATTCATTGAATAACCGTTCATCGTATTATTACAGTAATTTGATTTACCATACTTTAATACAAATCCAGCTAATATTTCAGTTTTTACTTGTGAAATATTACCTATTTCTTTTCTAAGATTAGGATTATTTTCAATGATTTTCTTGGTTTCAGCCATCAGTTCCTTTCTGTCTACAGCTGAAGAAATCTTTTTATCTTCCTGCATCATTGAAAAGATAAGATTAGTATAAGTAGTACCTCTAAGAACTACTTCTTTAGGAATGACAGCATCCCTATTACTAACATTAAAAGAAGATTTTGAATATCCTTCAACCATACGGATATTTTCGTAATTAATACCTTCATTATCCATTACATCGAGTAAATCACCTAATGTGTTAAACTCTCCATTAAACTCATAAGTCAATCCGTTTTGTGGATCAATCACTTTAATTGTTCTCATTGTTTTTTACTTTTTAAATTTAAATTTAAATTGCAGATATTTATAAGTTTATTAATAGTTTTACATAGAATTTCCTTACTATAAACTTCATAAAGGTCACTGCTATCCTTTACTTTTAAAGAATTAGGAATTTCTATTTGTGGTATATCGAATAACTTTGATAATTTATGACCGTTCATTCTTCCCCAGTTTTGGGAAGCTTTAAAGTCATTATCATACAGTATATAGATTTGGTTAAACCTGCTTTTTAATTGATTAATTATTTTTTTCTTAGGTATAATAGATTCTGCTTGTAGAGAAATTGAAGGAATACCTGTATGATAAGATATAACCATAGCATCTTTTTTTGATGATGTAATGATTAATTTTTCTCCTTTTTCAGGTAAAGTGTGCCATAATTCCCACACTGAAGAATCTTGTTTGTTAATCCATTTTTGATTTTTATTATAGGGTTGATATATCTTATAACTTATCTTATTGTCTTTATTTTCTATATAAGCATAAGCTAATCTATCCGTATAATAAGGATATGTACCAGTCTTAGTATATATAAAAACCATATCTATAGGAACAACATAACAACTTTTTAAATAATCTACAGGTAATCCGTATTTACCTGTCCAAAAGTTTATATCATCATTATCCCACTCTCTTATTCTAACTTTAATATCAATTGTTTTTGATATTTTAGTTCTCTTTGAATGGTTTATAGTAACACATCCTTTTGAATAATTTCTAAGCATATCATTATAAATTATGGATAATGTATCTCTATAACTTAAATGATATTTAGTCATTAACAGATTAAATATATTTCCAGATTCTCCAGTAGCAAAATCTTTATATCTAATAGAATTATTTCTATAGTAAATACCGAATGAAGGATTTTTATCCTCTCTTAAAGGACTGTTTATAAGAGAAGGAACTTGCAAAATTCCAAAATAAAATGAAAGTATTTTAAGTTCGGATACTTTTGATAAAATATAATCTAAACTTATCGGTATTTTTCCTATAGAAATCATACTAAATAATTAAAACTATTTATATTTTTTTATATTAAAATGGTAGATCGCTTTTACCTATTTCAGGTTGTTTCATATTACCTAAATCAGGTAAATTAATTCCTGAAGAGGTTGAAGTTATTTCAGTAGGTTTAGCTTGTAAAACATATTTCTGAAGACTATCATAAGTAAATTCTCCTGTAGATAATTGTCCCACTTGTTTAGCTTCTTCTACAAATTTCAAGAAATAAGAATAATTATTAGACCAGGCTCTTTGAGTTTGTCCTGAAAGAACCTGCTGATATCCTTTATCTACATAGAATAATACTTTTACAGTATATCCTTCAGTAAGTTTAACCAGATTTTTCAATTCTTCTACATCTCCTGAAGCTATCTTATTCATATTATCGATCCTACATTCCACTTTATTACCTGCATCATCTTTTTGAGCAGTATTAGCGTAATTCTTCAAAAATCTCGTAAGTTCTTCTTCTCCAGCAATACATGGTCTTACATCATCAGGAGTAAACCAGTGCATATTATCTGGAACTCCTAATACTTTATTATTTTCTTTATCATAAGGAAGCCAAGCACATTCACCATATTTATTGATTACTTTAAGTTTATTTTCATCCTTGTTAAGCATATATTTATTTCTAGCAAAGAATTTAATAAATCCAAAAGTATCAACACCGTTGTTTACAGGATTATCATTAGTTCTTACTAAGAAAGTAATAACCTGAGTTACTTCACCATCTTTTTCAATGGTGTATTTAGGTTCATTTTTACTTTCAAATCCTCTTAGTTTATCAAGTTCTTCTTTAGTAGGATTAACTGCTAATACATTTACACATCCTACTCCTGTGTATAACGAAGATTCAAATGCTGGTTGTTTATCAGCATTGTCTCCTACTGAAATAGCCATGTGGACATAAGCAGCTACATTTTCTTTAAATACTTTACCTGTTTTTGCAAGGTTTTTCTTTTTCAAATTAAATTTCATATTATTAATGTTTATGTATGATTAATTATAACATTCTTTCTTGAACACTTAAATAATTATCTACAGGTACTTCTGTAGTATCAATACTTTCTTCAGATATTTCATGATTTTCTTCTATCATATCATCTTGTGGTACTTCTTCTACTTGACTGTTATTAATTTCTTCTACTAAATCTTTAAGTGCTTTACCACTTTCAACTTCTTTAATAACACTAAGAAGACTTCTACCGTTAAGAAAGTGTTTTCCTGTTTCTTCAGCTCTTTCAATCTCTTTCATTAGCCGTTCTTTTTCCGCTTCAAGAACAATAATTTTTTCTTGAATTGAGTTTAGTTTTTTAACTATAGGTTTAGTAGAATTAATAATTCCTCCTAAAAATGTTTTTGTTAAGTTACTCGATAACTTCATGTCTTATATATTTAAATATGAATAAATAATTATATAGTTTATTTTACTGTTTCTTCAGTTTCTTCTTCCTCTCCATCATAATAACTATTAAGAGAATCAAATACTAATTGTAAATCATTAGGAATATAATCTTCTTTAAATACTCCCATAGGACTTTTAGCAGGAACAATAATACCATCTATAAGCACTTCATGAGTAGCAAATAAATGCTCTCTTTCTCCTTTACTTCCATGTTTAATAAATGAATAAAGAAGTGTTGAAGTAAGTTCTATAGGATTGAATTGTTCTTCTACTAACTTACCCACTGTTTTTACTTTCTTTTTTACAATAGTATTATCAGATATTACATCATCATCGTGAAGCATAATAGCACAATTTAAATCAGGTTTTGATATTGCAATAGCATCAGTAACCATCTTAAAATGTAATGCTATTTCTGTGAATTTAGTAAACCCTGTTTCTTTAGCTCTCTTAGCAAATTCATCTACCATAATATACCTCATATCATCAATGATGAGATTCTTTATAGAATCATTAGCACTTGCCCACTCAATAATTTTAATTACATCAGAGTAGTTACTTGTACTAAATACATTTACTTTTTCTTTGTAATTTTTTCTACTACCACCAAATGGTAAATCTTTATTTTTTACAGATTTTACCACCACTGTTTCTTTAGGATTTAAGGTTCTGATAGAAGAACTCTTACCAGAACCTGTATTACCCAATATTATTACTAAATGTCCCATTCAATCTTTATTAATTTTGTTTTTATGTCTGTCTTTATATTCTTTTAAAGAGGTTAAGAAATCATACATTTCTTTTTGATTGTTCATTAATGTGTTTATATCAGAAGCTATTTTATTTCTTTCTTCCACAAATATTTTTATTATTTCTTCATTTGATTTATTAATTTTACTTCGTAATTTATTATCTTCTATAAAGTAACTCTTTAATTTTACACAAGTCTTTTGAAATGTTTCAAGTTGTTCATTCAGATTATCTACTTTAATATTTAATTCTTTATATTTGATAGTCTGTTGCTCTCTATACAAAACAAAACTTAAAGTATGAATAAGAGAATAAATAGATAATAATAATGTAATTATAAATAATAAAGTCATATCATTAATAATTTTAGTGATTAAATATTTTGTTTGTTTCTGTATTTTGTTTTATACATGTCATTATATAATTGCTGATATTTCTTACGAATAGTTTTTATATCGGTTCTTTGATGTTTTATAATGTTTTCAAGTGATTCAATTCTTACTTTAAGATTGTGATTTTCTTTTTTAAATTCATTATTTAATATATTATGATTACTTATAATGTTTGAAGTAGCAGAACTTAAATCTTCTTCTACATTACAGAATGCTTTTTCAATCTTTGAAAATTCTTTCCCATAACTTAATATTTTATTTTCAAGAACTTCAAATCTTTTCTTCATATTTATATAATTTGTACTCATTAAAATTAAAAGTAGTACAGGTAAAATGAATAATACAGATATAATTATCTCCATAAATTTTTAATAGTTCTGAATAATTTATTATTATTGTTTTTATTTACAATTTCATCTGATATATTACAAAGTATAAGACTTTCTTTATTCTTTTTTATTAGTCCATATACTTCATTTAATTTCTTTTCATCATGAGGTAAAGGTAACTCTTGAAAATAAGATACTGCACCATCGAAATATAATGGGCATACTCCATTACCTTCACCATCTCTTGAAGCGCATACTTCTAAAAATCTCAAGTTATCCTTTAACTTTGTTACATTATATCTCATATATTCAGGTAATTCATGTTTATATGGAGAGAATATTCCAAGCATAATATTACAATCAAACTGTGTACTTTTATTCCAGTTTAATCCATCTCCTGAAGGTCTTATTTTTCCTGCTTTATAATTCTCTACCCCTTCATGAGTAGCTACTTGCTGTTGAATATTTACAATACTCATGTTGTATCTATCCCTTAATTCGACTCCATAATCATAAGACATTTTACCTATAGATTCCATCTTATTCATCCCTGATTCATTAGAAGTAAGGCCTATATGATCCCATATAACTAATCTGTAAAGAAAAGGATTATGAGGTTCATATCTATCGAATACTTCAACTTCTTTAGGAATACCTGTATCTCTATCTTTTATTATAACTTTCTTTTTATATATCTTACCTTCATCTACTGTTTTCGATAAAGCATGTTTATACATTCCTGTAGGATTTCTTGTAGAATTAAATTCCACATGTTCTTCAAAATATTTACATAATATTTTAAATTTAGTGGATTTAATTAAATCAAGAACATCTTTACTAAGAGGTTTAGTTTCTTTAGTAGATTGTAAGTCCATAGGAGATACTCTTATAGTATATCCTGATAATATATAAAGAATATGACTTAACCATCTTATATATATCTTTCTTGGAGTTTCTTCCCAAGCAAAATATAATATACGATAATCAATTTCTTTTTGTGGATTATTAAAACAATATAATAAAGGATGATAGATAAATAAGTATGAAGATAATTGAGTTTTAGCAGATTTAGTAGCTCCAGTAACTATATAATAAGTTCCTTGAGTTACTCCTACAAAATCATTTGAAAACCTATAAAAAGGAGAGGGAATACAATTGATTCCCCCCTTTATTATAGTATCTCTTCTATGTTCAAGATAATTAATAATATCTTGATACATAGTTAAAGTATCATTCATCTTTTACATCAAAACCAAATTCTTTCATAATTTCTTTAGTTCTGTTAATATCTCTTTCAAGACTTTCAATATTGTCTACTACTTCAAGATATTTAATAAGTTTGAAAGGATAAGTCGTTTTAATACTTTCTAAGTACACTTTTGTTTTTTGAAGTTCTTTCCTTGCTGAAAGCATTTTCATCTGTAATTGAAGATTGGTATCTTCCACTAAAAAGTTTACTTCTTTCTGTAAATCTGTAACAGGATTTAACAGTGTTTTCTCCTTGTAATTGATTCTCACTTCTTCCATCTTTTCCATTTTCTCTTGATTTAAATTCTTGTTTTCCATCTTCTTTTGAATTATTTTTATTATATAATATATTAAAATAGTCTTTTTTAAAATCTTTATAGTATTCTACTAAACAATATTCATTAGTGTTTCCGATATATTTATAATGAATAGAGAAATCTCCTGATTTTATATCATTTGTGACATATAAAGTTATGTCATATAATTTAAAATCATCTTTTCCTAAACTATAAATAATACTTCTGCTTTCTCCCAAAACACCTTTATTTTTTATTATTTTATTCCAAAAATATTCTCCTTCAATACTGTTTTTTATATTTAAAACTTCAGTCACTTCTCTAAGTACATAGTTTGATAACCATAATAGTTTGTTACAACGGTAGTAGTTAGCTTTATATAAAAGAGCTACATACGGATTGACATTGTTTTTTATACATAAATTCTTTTCTATCTCTGTTAAAGTAACTTCAAAATTATTTTGGGGGTAGATAAGTCTATATTCAATCCCTTTAATACATTTAGGATCATTAAGTTTTTCTATAGATTTTAATTTTTCTTCCCATAATTCTTTTCCTGTTTTATTGTCTTTATTATACTTTGATTTAAAATATTCAGGTAATTCGTATTTGGAATTATATCTCATTACATTTTTAAAGTACATTAAATCTTCTTCAAGTATTTGTTTTCCTGCATTAATATAATAGGCTTCATAATCATTTTTAAGTATTATATTTCTAAAAAACGTTTTATTGTAGCAATAATATTCTACTAAATCTTTTATAGTATTACTTAATACAAAGAAATTAAAGTTATTTCTTTTATCTGTATTAGATAACCATAAAGAATTAATAAAACTTATGACTACACTAATAGGATATTCATAAAATTTCTCATATATGTTAGCGGATATTTTATAATCCGAATCTTCAATAATTTTTTCTTTGTACCACTTATTAGTATAATATAAATATTCCTCTATTTTATTTGAATTTATAACTACTTCATTATCAAATTTAATATATATATTATAATTTGTATCTTTAAATTTTTCGATAATTATGTTTTCCACTATTAATACTTCATCTTTTAGGGTAAAAAATGTATAGCCTATATTAAAGTAATTATTTTTAGAATATGCTTTTAATTTACATAAAATATCTTTTTCTTCTTCGGATATTGACTTTAAATATGAAATAAGTCCGTATTTAATATCACTTATAAAAAATAATTTTCCTTGCTTTATGATATTATATTTATGCATAAGTGTGAATAGGGGACTTCTATCACATTTAATACTTTCTTCAATTTCTTTTTCAGTCAAATATATTTTATTTGTTTTTACTCCTATATATTCTTTATATACATAATCTTTTATTATTTTATTATTTTTTATTATTTTAGGAAGATTATTTGTAATAATAATTTCTTTTATGAATGTATTATTCTTCTCTTCTGAATTTTTCTTTAATATGAAACTTTCTATTTCTTTATTTATTTTTCCATAAATAATATTATCATATATGTTTTCTATATTAGATTTAATTTCTAATATTGAATTTATACATGTTTTATCTTCATAACTAATATCTAATTTTGATAAAATATCTACATGATTTTTTATATTTTCAACTGTTACTTGTATGTCATATTTATAATATAGATATAATATATTCCATATATCAGTTATTCCACTTTTTATTTCTTTAAGGTCTTCTATACTTATAAAGAAATTTTTATCAGGTAATTCATATATTATTCCGGATTCAAAGAAAGTGTTATTATTTACCTCTCCAAAATCTTTTATGATATTCAATCCTTTATTTGGTTCTTCTATTATTTTGATCCATAATGAAGCTTTATTGGGAAATGCATAATGTGATTTACCACTTGTATACCATGAAAATCTTCTCTCAGCTTTGTTTGCACATTTATTTTTTTGAAATACTTCTATGTCAAATCTATTGTCTTGTTTCATAGTTTCAATAGCCATCTGAGCCACTACTTCTATAGGAAATTCTTTTAATTTTTCTTTATTATAATCTTCAGGAATAACTGCATATTTATTTTCATATAATACTATATATTCTTTCATAGTTGTTTTATTTTTATAAATATTAATTACTTTGTTTGTATTGTATTACTTTGTTTGTTGTATTATGGAGGTTAGTTCATAATTATTTTATTGTTTATATTGTAATACATGAAACAACTATTTACCAACCTCCAATTTATCTTTAATCATCTTCCCATTCCAATATAATAGATGTTCCTTTGAAATCTTTATATTTATTTATTAGATTTTTCTTGATGTTGTCTACCTTGATAATAAACTCTACACAAGAAAGAATAAAATAAAGAATTCCTACTACTAATAGAAAAATAATGATTGATTTAATGTAAATTACTTCCATAGGCAAATAATATTAATGATACAAATATACAATGTATAAATGATATTATGACTATAATTTATCTTAACTCACTATTTGAAAAGTTAAATGACTGTTCTTCATTATTTTTATTTTCTATGAAAGTAAGAAGGTCTGAAGTATAGTTGATTTCACCATTTTTATTTTCATTCTTTAAAATGAAATATTTTAGTGTTCTCATATAACTGTAATTTCCATTGAAAGATTGTACATATCTTTTAGCAGCCTCTAATATATCATCTTTAGTGATATAAGGATTTTTAGCTACAAACACTTCAAGTTTCTTTCTTACTTCTGAAGAATTTCCTCTCCAGTAAATATTAGTTCCTTCTTTTTTACCTTCAGGGAAGATGTTTTGAAGGGATTTTATAAAAGATAAATCTACTTTATTTATTTTATTATGGATATTGTTTTTTGATAATCCTTTAAGTATGTTTGAACAAAGGGGATTTAAACTTCCGTCAGATAGAATATAGTTTTTTAGTTTCATAACTCTTAATATATAATCAAAAGTCGTATTATTCTTTTCTGCTATTTCTGAAGTTATTAATATAAGCGCTTCTGCTAATGATAGATTATATTTCTCTAACATAGCTTCATTAATAAAGATATTCATATATATATATATGTATTTTTAATTGTAGTTTAGTATTTATGGTTTCATAATAGTGATTAGTTTAGGACTAACAAAGAATTAAAATTATTATGACAAGATAGTGAGATTAATCTTAGTATAAATTTAAAATAAAGACTGTAATTTCATTTTATATTAAAGGAAAAAAAGAAATTATATGGTTTATGGGGGGTTAGTGAGCCACCTTTGTATATAAAATTACTCTTACAGTCTTTATAAGAAAACCTTTCTATAAAATACTTTGTTTATTTATATCTAAAATTCATAAGAATGCTGTGACCAAACGAGTATAAAAATGAATTTACAGATAAAATAAAGTTCAGTGATTATAGAAAGGTTATAATAAAAAACAAAGTAGTTAGTAGGGAAAAAATCAAACTATGAAAAAAAAATACTATGAAACTATGAATAAATAAACATAAAAACCCTACTAACATACTTTATTTTATATTTTGTGGAGCTGGAAGGATTCAAACCTTCGTCCATAAGAAGTTAAATTTACTTTTTTACATGCTTAGTTTTATTTGTTTAGTATTTTAATTTGAACTATAATAAAACAAATTCATTCAAATATTACCTCTTCTTTATCACTTATTATTTTGAGGAAATGTATAAGCTATCTGTTTTAGTATTAATCTTAGATATTAAACAGATTAATTTCTCTAAGATTTGCTTTATTTCTTTGTGTTTTATAAAGTTTCAAGCTGCTAAGTTTAGTTTATAATCGAATTTTATTTCTAATAGTTTTATTAAAGTGTTACTATAAAAACACTGCATGATCAGTAAATCTTTTCTTGTCTTATGTCAAACATCTTTCAGCCCCATATATTTTAAAAGATAGAAAAAGTTTTGCAGGACAGTAAACATATAAACCTAATTTAAAATCTCCCTTAATAAAACCACAATCATGAAAAATCATTTTAAATCTGTCCTATACTTTCTTTTCCTATCTTTATTTTTATTGTTTTTTCTTTATGTATTCTTCTAAAGTAATTTCTTTTACATATTTATTATCCACCTCTTTTATAGCTTTATTTAAATAATCTTCATCAGAAGTGTTTTTGTAGTAAAAGATAAATATTTTAGGTGATTCATGTCTTAAAAGTCTTCCTAATTTTTGTATAAACATTCCTGTAGTACCATCAAGTTGTGTGATAATTCCTATAGGAGTATTAATTAAATTAGTTCCTTCCCTAAGCATTTTCACTGTAAAGATACGATTAATTTTGTGATTATTAAAATCACTGAGCATATCTTTATTTTTTGATTTACTATGTAAAGCATATTTACTTCCACCAAGTTCATTACATTGTTCAATATTAACAGTAAATGCTATTATTCTTTCATCCTCATTAAAGGATTCTATTAATTTCTTTACATAACTTGTTTTTGTTTTACCTAAGAAATTCTTTCTTTTTAGTCCTTCTCTTAAAGATAATAATGTAGAAATTCTTCCTTTTTTTGATAATTCTGAATAAGCAGTTACTCTTTGATCAATATAATCGTAAATATTTTTTACTGAATCTTCTACTATTAAAGTGGGCTTATCTTTTATGTTTTTGTTTTTTTCTTTATTAATATATCTTTGTAAAGAAGTAAACCTCTTCAAACATACTTCCTCCCCCCATTTACCTTTTCTTACTTCTATTTTATCCATCAAAGTGGTGGATAAAGTAAGTGGAATAAGTATTATCTCAGGAGTAGGTAAAATATTATTTTTAATGGCTTCTTTAAGTCCATATTTCATGAATTTTAAATTGTTTATAAAGCTTCTTAAAACATATTTCAAATCCCAAGATATTGTGGCTGATAACCCAATAAATCTTGTATTAGTATTGTTAGATAATATCTTTTTTAAATGTTTTATTCTTTCAGCTGATAAGTTATGTACTTCATCACAAATAACTGTATCATATTTATTGTTTACTACCTTTTTTAGTGAAGCGTAACAAAGAATAAATATGTTTTCAGTAGAATAATTCCATTTATGAATTTCTTCTAACCAACCTTTAATATGAGTTCTTTCTGATACTATTATAAGAGTTTTAGGATTTATAAGTTTATTTCCTAAAACACAATCTAAACTTATCTTTGTTTTTCCTACTCCTGTAGCAAATTCAAGTATTAAGTTATCATTGTTATTAAAGTGTTTTATAATTGTAGTGTTTAATTCTTGTCTATCCATATCTTATTTAAATAATTCATGTTCTTCTATAGTTAGAATAATTCCTTGTTTTGATAAGTATGGTCTATTAAGGAATATTTCACGCTTCTTTTTATTCGTATTATTGTATATAACTTTTTTAGCTGATTCTTGTGTAGTTGAATAATATTCTATTTCTCCTTTATCTGTCTTAATAATGTATATTTTCATAACAATATTAGATTTAAATTTTTTAATTACACTAATTCATTAATAGGAAACTCTTTAATAATAATATTATAATCTATTGTTTCATAGTATGTATTTAATTCAATTTCTTCGTTTATTTCATACATACTTTTAATAGCTTCAATAGCTTTTTTCTTCTTACCAAAACATCCTAATATTTCTTTGTTTTCATTTAGAATTACATAAATAAAATTCATAATATCTTATTTTAAATATAAATAATTATGCAAAGTTAATTAAAAATATGGTTTTAATATAATAGTTATTAGATAATAAGATTAGCAAAGATTTAACGAATTTACTAAAAATATTTATAATCTCGTTTCTTTTTATATCTTTTTATTAATCTGTTTAAAGCAGTTATTCTTGATTCTCTATCATATTGATCCCACCAAAATTCATTATAAGAAATTACTTTTCCTGTGAGATATACTGAATTAAATTTTGGAATGAGTATATATAAATGTTTCATCTTGTAACTATAAACTGATTTTGAATCTATATTATCTATTATAGCTTCTATTATAGCTCTACATAAACAATATTCATTTAGATTTTTAATTTTTTGTAGAGCACAATTAAGTACAATTAATTTGTTTTTATTACTTAATTCATACTTTCTTAGAAATAACCATCTATATAATTGTTTATAGTAAAATAAAATTCTTTCTTTCATGTCAGACTATTTTTAAAAAATATTTTCATATATTACAATTGAATTTCATTAGTGAAATATAGTTTTCCTGTATATCCCCTTTCTTTAATTTCTTCTAATAGTTGTCTATTAGTAAAATGAGCTAATTCAGGATTTTTATATACTTTATGTAATGTTTTTTTTTCTTCTTTTTGTTTTTGTACTGTTATTGTAGTATTTTGTTCTGATAATTTCTTTTGATATCTTTCTCTCGATAATCTTTTGTCACATTCTTTACAATAAGAATGTTTACCAAATTTGTTTTTACCTTTAGAAAAACTACTTTCAGGTAGTTCTTGCTTACATTTTAAACAGGTTATTAATCTTTCTTCCATGATTTTTATTTTTAAATTTGTATGTTTGTTTTTGTGTTAGTTATATTTTTAAGTCTATTTTTATATCTTTCCCATTAATTTCTGTACTGATACATTCTTGATTATTTATTTTCGTTGTTTTATTCGTATATATTGTATTATGTTGAAATAGTACTGAATTATTTTTTAATATATAATTAGGTAATATTTCATCTTCTACATAAATTACTGAATGACCATTCGCTATTATAGTTACGTCTCTGTCTGTTTTTGCTCTTGCATAATTAAATAATTCTATAATTGATTTATCCGAAGCAAATATTGTAGAATAATACATTGCTACTACTCTACAATTGTCTTTTGCATATACTATTGAATTATCTATAGCTCTTATAAATGAATCATCATTTCCTATAATTTCTGCTTTATGTGCTGCATTTACACTTGATTTGTCATAAGAGTAACATGTAGAATAATTCCAACATTTTATTTTTGAATTGTCTCTTGAAGTTATTATAGTATTTTCCCAAGCAAATATTAATGAATTATCATAAGCAGATACCATACAACCATCTTTTGCTTCTATTATCGACTTTTCAAATGCTTTTATATTTGATTTTCCTGTAGCTTCTACTTGTGTATTTCCAAAACAACATACTGTTTTATTATGTATTTTATGACTGCCTTCTATTAATATTCCTCCTTTATGCAATTCTTCTACTGAGTACAATTCTTTAAGCAGGTTTATAATATTAATGTCTTTTTTATATATTATAGTTATATGTTGTAGTATATATTTAAGAAGTGAAGGTGTATTTTTGATTTTTATTTCATCATGTTTATCTATTTTTATAGCTTTTATTTCTTTTATAAAACTTAATACTATTCTTTTCTTTTCTTCAAATGTTTTCTTTTTCATATGTTTTATTTTTATTGGTTGTAAATATTATTTTAAACTATAAAAGAGGACAATATTTAATAATCACTATCGGATATTGTCCTATTGTTATGACAAACTACTAACTATAAGTTTTCCCTATTAGACTTGAACTGATATTTTTTTCTTTATGAGGGAATCGCCTTAACTTATTAAGCTAAGGAAACTATTAATTATTATGTTTAATTGCTGTGTTTTATTTAAATGTTAATACTCTGTATTGTTCTACTATTATAAGTAAAGCAATCAAGATTAAAGCATAAAGGAATGCTTTTAGTATAAATATAGTTACACTTTTTACAGTGTATTTCTTTTTTTCTTTTATAGTAAAATCAATTCCTTTAGCTATATTGTTCTTATAAATAATTTTCATTTTTCTTCCCTTGTTTGAATTGTTTTATTTTATTTCTTAATCCTTTTTCAAATGATTTTAATTCTTCATTTGATTGGGTAGTTTCAACTGTTTCTGTAGTAATAAAATGGTTTACTACTACTCTTTCTCCTTTAATATTTTCTTTTGTAAATATTCTTTTTCTCATAGTTTTATATTTTATTTTTATTCGTTTTTTATATTTCTTTGTCAGTAATTAGTGGTGGTGAAGGGTTGGATGGGTAAGGGGGGTAAGTTGTTAGTTGCTATTTTGTACACTAATTTGATAGTAAATTAAAGGAAATAATAGAGAGCTTTTATACTCTCTATTACTTTTTAATGAACTATTACCACTCTTGAACTTCATCCATTTCTCTACCTTTGCAGATAATGAATGCTTCTTTAGGATTGGTAAGTTCTCCTGTTACCTCATCCTTATCAGAAAGGATGCAATGAACTACTACCAACTCTCTTTGTAGTTCCCTGAGATCATCTATTGATTTGATCTCTTTTTTACACTTTTCTCCTACAGAAACTTCCTTTCCTGCAAGGTTGAAAAGTACAAAAGAATCTTGTACTCCCTCATTGTTTGTGTAGGTAATCTCTGTTTTTCCTACCTGCTTATGATTGGATATTGCAGATTGGTTGTACAAAAATTCCAAAAAACTCCATCTTTTAATGATTTCTGAGTGTTTCATCTTTGTTTTTTTGTAATTAATACTGTGAATTAAGGTTACTGTTCCACCATCAAGTCAAATAATGTTTTAGCAGGAGAGTACTGTTCTTCGTCTCTAACATTATTAGAAGCCCTATCTAAAGATTATAATGATAGGATATATGCTTATTTATACTCTGTGCATATTAACAAGAGTTGCGTTTTATTCTTTTTATACTATTTTCTTATATTGTTACCGTATATTTGGCCTGTTCGAACGTAAATACTTTTATTTAATTCACAGTAGATATTAAACCATATTAGTGATTCAGAAGTGCCGTAAGACTCTTCTATCATATATTTTGCCCAAGCGTATAAAGATTTACGCTAGGTTTTGGTTAAACTTCTGTTTTTTAGTGCTATTATTATTGCTGTTGTGTTCATTGTTATATGTATTAATATGTGCCAAGCTTAACTTTTATATAACTTCGCATAAATTGTTTATTTTTTAAATGATTTATCCCGAATAAATTCAATTGCTTTTTTATAATTAAATCTCCATTCCATCCAAACATGAGGAATTTCTTCATTTGGACGTGTGTGATAACAAGGTTTTAATTCAAATAATTCATTTAGACTATTCTCTTCAACATGAATTATTTCTTCTCCAGAATTTGTACATATATTTAATTCTCGAGCATCATTTAATCTACTTCCACTTCATATAAATCTACTATCGAAACGTCGTATATAATATAGCAAACTCTATGGGATAATATTCCGGCTCTAAATACTTTCCATACTCTGTTAAATGGAAAGTTATAATCTTGTTTTTGTGATTCAAGCACATCACTTCAAAGTCACCGTTTGATTTCTTTGCAAGAAACTGTACTAGATCATCTTTATTTCTTCCTCTCAAATCTGATAATTCAATTAGTTTCTCCATTGAAAAATTATAAAATTTTAGTTTTTCTTCTCTCATTTTGTTTGGATATTAATTTGTTATTATTGACCTTTTAACTCATAGGATTTTCTCACTATGAAACTTATAATCTTCTGTTAATATAGAAAATTATAAGAGGTTTCAACTTTTATTTAATCCTCGTTTAAGTCATTCATCAGAATATTTTCGAGGTGCATAGATGATTTAAAAAAATAACAGTAATGAGTTAGCCATTCTTATTACTGTTATTCCTATAAATAATATTAATTAGGTATTATTTATAGTAGAGTTGTTTTTTTGATTATAAGTACCCTTATTTCTTATAACTACATAATTGAATAGTATATTACTCAATTAATTATAAAAATATTTTAGCTATAATATCATTGATATACTAATATTATAACTACTCTTCGGACAAATCAAAGAGTATTTTTTAGTCCATAATAGTATTCATGACTACTATTATTCTTCATTTTCATTACTGTTTTTATAGAGAAAGTGTACTTTTTTCTATTATAAAAACATATAATTTATAAAAGATTTTATTGATATTCAATAGTATCCCCAATAGTCTAAAGGGGAATTTGTTTTTATATTTAATTTTTTTAGTTCTCTGTTTTTTAAATTGGTATATAGTATATACCCAGATTGATTAACTACCAAATTTTCACAGCATGTACATGCTGATGACGATTCGTAGTTTAATTTTTTAATATGTCTTTTTATATATGCTGTTGGATCATATATTTTAATGATAGATAGTATAACAGCCGATTTTATGAATCTTTTATTCATAATTTTTAATTTATAAATATAATGCATTTCTGCGTAAAAAGTTTCATTTTGTTGAAGTCGTTTTGATAGTCATTTTATATTTAGGGGGTTTTACTATTTGATTTTCAGCGTTTTATACTACTTAATTTAAAGTAATACTTTAAGTAGTATTTTTATATATATAATTTTATATATATAATTTTATATATATAATTTTATATATATAATAATGTACGCGTACATTTAATATATATACTACTATAAATACTATTAAGTGTTCAGTCACACAAAAATATCAGCTGGATTATACTTTCCAGCTGATTTTCACTGTATTAGCACGTTTCACTCTTATGTATTGCCTACCGTTGGTAGGAGATACTGAAGAATTTACAACTAAATCCTTCACATCAGAGGTTACACAATCAGCGTCAACAAATGCTGTGAATTGTGGAAGCACTAATACAAATGTACGAGTCTCTACGTTAAGACTTGCCTGTTGAAAATTATCCTTGATAATCTTCAATAGATTTTGATCTTCCTTTGTCATAGTTTATCATAGGGGAATAGGTTCCCCTCATTAACTATGGGGGGTGGGGTAGGAGGTTCTTATTTAACACATATATAAATATATATAACATAATAAATATCTTACATACACACAAATATATTTTACATACACACCAAAATAACATTTATAACAATCAAAAAACTAATAAAAAATCTGTGTTAAAAATATATTTTAAAGAACGATTGAATGAATAAAACAACTAAAAGCTGACTAATATTACTATAAAAACTATATAAAATATAAATTAAAACTATTATTATTTATAGATGAAAAATAAGTATTAGGTTATACGGGATAATAAATAAATATTTACTATAATTACTATAAGAAAGATTTATAAAACATATATTTTAATTTCAGAAAAACCATTCCAAATAACAACAAACCCCCCAAACCCTTTAAACCACCTAACCAAAATATCAATTACAAAAGTAGTAAGGGAATAATTTATTTTTATAGTTTTTATAGGGGAGGATAAGTAATATTACCTTACAGAGAAATACATAAATGAATAACCACAAAAATAATTTTTATATTTTATTTTTATGGTTTATACCATATAAAGTAATAAGTTTTGAAGGGTGGAAGAAGGGGGGTAGGTTGGTAGTATTTTTAATATTTTACTAAAGGAAAAATGATTTTTTATTTAGTAGAACTATTAAAGAATAAACATAATTCATTATAATTTTCAATAGTAGAACTATTAATAAAGGTAGGAATAAGATCATATATTTGAATAGAAGAACAATGATTATTCAGTAATTTAACTAATAAATAATATTGTTTGTTAGAATATATAGTAACTGATTTTTCAGTAGATTTATCTCCTAAAAGATATAATTTTAATTGTTTAGGAAACTTATTTATAGTAATCATAAAGTTATTATATAATGATTATATAGTAATTATAATGTAATATACATAGTTTATTCTTTAAAGAATAGGATATAAATATACAATGGATATAATACTATTTATATATAAATTAATATTTAAATAAATATTTCAACAGGTAACACACAGTCTGCAAATTTTCTTAATCTCACTTTGATTATTCCTTTTGTCCCAATCTTTCTTAATACTTTATTTTTAATTCTACTTTCTTAATTTTTTCTTTTACTTATCTTTTTGTCATTATGATTTTATTTTTTTTATTTTCCTCTTATTCTTTTTCTTCTTGCTTTTTATTCTTCTATCTTTACTTCTTTCTTTATCTTTTTATTTTTTTAGCCTAACTTTCTTTTCTTACAGTGTCTTTTAGTAGTGGGTTATTTAACTATTATATTTTTTCTTTTTTAAATTGGTATTTATAGTATTTCTTAAATAGTTCGATTTTGGATAAAGTATCCCCTCTTTAGCGTCGATTTTTTTAAAAAAGAAAAAAAATAAACAGCTAATATCCCAAATAATAAATTATTTTGGGTGTTTAATCTTAAACTTCATAGACAGCAGAGATTTTATATTTCTTCAAATATAAACCTGCCCGCTTAATATTACTATGATAATAGTATAATGTTATTATGATAGTAATATCAAAGGTAGACTTTTGGTTTCTCCATTACCCCTTCTACCAGTTAGCATTTAATGATTTAATATTAAACACTCTTAGTAGAACACCTTCTGTCCTTATGGGGTGCTACCCACCTACTTATATTAAGATCGTTTTTGACAGTATTGGTGAAAACCCTACTAAATATGTATAAAATTCAGTTATTATATGATTCACATCACTTTTATATAACCAAAAGTCTTAGTAGGTAAACCAACTTCTGAACCTAATACTTATCTATACTAAGATCATCTTAGGCTGATTAACCTTGGATAGGTTACTGTCGTTGCAAATATACAACATATTTTTAATATACAAACATATTAATGGAATTTATTTATTAGTAAAGAAATAATTTATTAATAATACACTCTATTTTATACTTATATGTTAAATAACTATAAATAACAATAGTTTTTTATCTTTTATAGTTTCTATATAAAATTAAGTTTATATTTTTGCATTGGTAACGGCGATAACCTGACTTCTGTGTCTTTTTAGGTTTGTGAAAATATAAAAAGACTGACTCCTGTGAATGATTTCAATTTAGTATTATATGGCCCGCTTTTAATACTGATTTTAGAGTTTGATTCTCTTTACAGGAGTAAACATATACATATAATTTCAGAGTAAATTAATAGTATAAGCTTTAATTTTTTTTCATTTTGTAGTCCTAAGTCATGACTTTAAACTGACTTACATAGCGGATAAGTGTAATGGTTGCATATTAGCCTCATAAGCTAAAGGTAATAAGTTCGATTCTTATATCCGCAACTAAATATTAATACTACTAATACTTATGAATTAATCACATTGAGGTATGGTGTAATGGTTAGCACGGCTGTCTCTTAAGATAAAGTAAATGTATTTATGATTAATAAAATTGATCTTCTTAGCGAAGAAGAATTTAAAAAATTAGTTAGTGAAAGTTCTTGTACAGCAGACATATTAAGAACTTTAGATTATTCTGTAAAAGGTAATTCTTGGGCATATAGAATTATTCAGGAAAGAATGGAAGATTTACAAATTACATTCGGAAAGAAATATATATATGAAAAAGGATTACTTACTAAAACTCCTTTAGAATTTGTTCTTACTAAAGATTCTCTTTATAGTAAAACAAAATTAAAGAAAAGATTAGTTGAAGAAGGATTTAAAGAATATAAATGTGAATGTTGTGGTATAAGTGAGTGGATGAATAAGCCCGTTGAATTACATATACATTATTTAAATGGTATAAGTAATGATAACAGATTAAGTAATCTACAGTTATTATGTCCTAATTGTCATAGTGTTACTGATAATTTTAGAACTAAAGGTAAAGGAAGAATTATTAAAAGAAAAGCAGATACTTTTCCTATAGAAGATGTTAAAAAAATAATGAAAACAGTAGAAGAAGTAGGAATTGTAAAAGCAAGAAAACTGTTACCTTATAGAAATTCAATTATTAATGCTATAATAAAAAGACATCATGAAACTATTATAATGACTTATCCAGATAAGAAAGAAACTAAAGAATTTTCAACTTCTTTTGAAGCATCAAAATTTCTTTATGAACATTTTAATATAGGAATAAATCCTGAAAGTTCAAGAACAGGAGTTATTAAATGTTATAGAGGAAAACAAAAATCAATTAAAGGATTTACTTTTACAAAAAGGAGCGTATCAGTATAATACATAAACTGATAATGAAAATTAAACCTAATGGACTTGGAAGTTTATAATTAATTATATTATAAATGACAGGGTGCAAGCATTAGTAATTTCCTATCCAAATAATTATAAGATAATGTTCTTATTATTATATTACTAAGTGCAGCGTGAACGACTTAACGGTTTAACTTCACGAGGGTGAAGATGCGAAAGTCTAAACATTTTGATAAATGAAAGATGAAAACAGCAAGTGAAGGTTCAAATCCTTCTGCCTTAACTAATTAAATTAATTTATTACATTCATAATATATGAATACACCAATTAACAATTTAACTAAAGGACAAATTGAAAAATCATCTATTCCTTTTACAGGAGAAGAATTAAAAGCATTAGGATTTAAGCAAAATAAAAATCATGTAAACTTTTATTCAAAATTGGTATCTTTAAAATTATATTAGGGAGATATATGTAATTTTGTATCTGTATCTATAGAAGAAGATAATTATGTTACTATAGCTTTTACTACAGATAGAACACAATATTTAGTAGCATTTCAAGGTAAACTACTTTATCTTGAAAACTTTGAAAAGATATTTTTTAATTATTTCTTTAAAGAAAAACAATATAAAGTATATAAGGAATTATCTAAAAACAAAGATTAAAATATAAATATAGAAGCAATGAAGAAATTAAAAGAAATTTTTGTTAGGTGGTTTAATTGGTTCTTTTGTAAAGACATTACTAAAGAAAGTACAGATTCATATAAAAAATATCATGAATATCTTGAACCTAAAATTACAAAAGAATCTTCTAAAGAAAACAAAGAATTAGATAATGTAATCACTAAAGAAAACATTAACACTGTTCAAGAAAAACCAAAAAGAAAAAGAATTAAAAAGGAGAATGACCTTTCAAGAACTAAAGAAAAAGAACAAAAGGAAGACGGAAGAGTGGTTTCAAAAGGTAGAAAGAAAACAAATGGAACTACAAGAAAAAAATAAAACTGTTGGAGGAGAAAAAGAAAAATCCTTAACAGAAAATACATAATAAGTATAAAGCAAATACAATATAAAATGATGTCTTATGTTAGAAAAATTAGATATTCACACTATAAGACATAAACTTTTATCAGAAAAGTTTAATGATCAACCTGTATATTATTGTACAAGATGTTTATCATTAAAGATAAGAGGAATGAGAGATATAGAATACTGTGATTAGTGTGGATCAGTAAATATAGCTATTACTAATATTTTTGATTGGGAAGATAGATATAAAAGAAAGTATAAACATAACTTTATAGAACATTAAATATATATATTTTAAAGATGGAAAATGTAAAAGTAAAAAAGGAAAGTAATAAGGAAGTAAAAGAGAGTAAAAAACTTTCTTATGAAGAGCTAAGTAAGTATGCTTCACAGCTCGTTGATATAAATAACAAGTTGAAAAATGCTTTACAGGAAGCTCTTAATGATAGTTTTATGAAAAGGATCGATATTCTTTTCATGGTTCTTAAATATAAAGAACTCTTTGGAAGTGATTTTACTACTATGTGTGTAGAAGAACTGAAAGAGATTATTACTATCAATAGGGACGAAGAACCAACAGAAGATAAATAAGAATATAATGAGCCAGAATAATAAAAAAAAGAATATGAATATAGTTTACATGCCGGTAAATTCTGAAGAAGATTTTTATTATTACTGGCTCATATTCTTAAAACCTTTTCATCCACTTGTTAATAAAGAAATGATTATAGCCGCTGAATTTCTTTATCAAAGACAATTATTAAGTGAAGTTATATCAGATTCGGAATTAATAGATACAGCCCTTTTATCAAAAGATACAGCAGAAAAGATTAAGGAAAAACATAAAATATCAGATTCATATTATAAGGTAATTATATCAAACTTTAGGAAAAATGGATTTATTCAAGAAGAAAGAATTAATCCTAAATATATTCCTAACAGAGAATTTGGAGAAAAGACTTTTCAACTTACTTTTCATTTTGATTTAAGAAATGTAGACAAGGATAAAGAGTTACAGTGATGCTGGAGAATGTTTTATAAGAGCAGGTAAAGAATTGAATTTAAATGAGGATAAAGTAAAAGAATATTCATCACTTGTATTTAAATGTATAAGAGAAGTATTTGATGAATTTTACAGTAATCCAAATAATTATGATGAATTTAATAAGCATCCTATAGGATTTAGTTTCATTAAATTTGGAACTTTTTTTATTAGTAAAGATAAGATGTTAAGACTTAACTTTTTACATAAACCTGCTGAAACAGATGTAAAACAAACTCTTAAAGAGATAAAAAGGAAGATCAAAAAAGATAAACAATCTAAAGAAGAAAACATTTAAAAATTAAAATATTATGTACAATATAAAGAAAGTAAGACCTATGTCCAATATGCTTATTGCTACTATGAATAAATCTGAAGACCTTGAATATGCTTCTGGTAGTACAAGTATTATTGATCCCACTTCAACTACAAGGGGAAATATTAAGGAAATTCAAAAAGTAATAGCTATAGGACCTATGGTTAGAACTATTAAAGAGGGAGACACTATTCACATTAATTTCTCAAGATATGCAGTAAAGAAATATGCTCCAGATACTTTAAAAGGTAATATGGATGAACTTACTAATCAAATAACAGGATATAATTTAAATACGATTATACTTGACGGTAAAATGTGTTTAGTATTATTTGACAGTGATATTGATTTTATTGTAGATGATTATGAAGAAATACGTAATCCTATAATAGATAAACCTGAAAAAGCTAAACTAATTACTGATTCTGAAGATATTAGGAGAGCAAGTAATTTAATAAATTAAGGAAGAAATATAAAAAATAATGTAGAGTTATAATGTAGTTATTTAAATATGAGAACTATCAAGTATCATTCTCTCCTTATATAATCAGCATTAAAGCCTTTAGAAACATTATAAATAAGGATAAAAGTAAAGATAAGGATAAAGCCATATCTCTTTTATCCTTTATTTATTTTTATGTTGATCCAAGAAGTGATTATATGTATTTGATAGATAAAGAATCAAGGTAGAAATTAATCTGTGAACATTTAGGGTTACCTGATAATATCTTAAAGGATAAAGATTTATAGGAAGCTATTAGAGTATATAAAGAATTAGTTCATACTATATCATCAGACTTACTTTATACCACTAAGGAATTAATATCAAAACTTTAGCAGTAGCTTAAAAGTATAGATATTAATGAAAAAGATGATAAAGGTAAGTTGGTTTATTCTCCTTAGCAGATAGCTAAAACTATTAATGAAGTACCTGAATTAATAGAAACTCTTAATAAAGTATAGAAAAAAGTATTTCAAGAAATTCAAGATAATGAAAACATCAGAGGAGACCAAGAACTTGCAGTCCTTGAAGATGGTGTACGATAGAAAGGTTAATGAAGTCAATTCTTAGATAACGGAAGAATTGCTTAGTGTTTTATCAGAAGAATACAGAGAAATATTCTTTGATATGGTAGAACATGTGCCTTTTATAAGAAATTTAATAGCTAAAGATAGAAAGAAAGTAAAAGATTTACCTAAAGATGATAAAGGAAGAATTATAGTAGATATATGTAATCCTCATATTCTTGAAGATATGGATTACTTTAGACCTGCTGCTATTTTTTTTGAAAAACATGGTTGTTATACCAAATTAAAACCTAACTCAAATCCTAATTCAGATTTTAGAAAATGGTTGGATGAAGAAGTAAGAAGAATACTTGAAGGATACGTTAGACCTGATGGTGAATGGGTTACAGGATTAATGTATTTTTATATGAATTATTGTCCTATTATGGTTCATAAGAAAGACAAATCAGGTAAAAAATTAAATCGTATGGAAGGTTTTCCTGATTGTTGGGACAGTGCATATTTAATTACTCATTATCTTGATTAGGCTCTTGAAGGAGGTATTTATAATGACTTTAAAGGAAATGAACATGCAGGATTAATAGCTAAACGTGGATTAGGAAAAAGTTATTTATTATCAGCCATTCTATCAAGATTATTTAAAGTAGGTAAAGATTCTGAAGTTACTAAAGATACGTTAGGTACTATAGTAGCTAACGGTAAAACATATCTTCAAAATGTAAATTCTGGAACACTTCCTAAATACACTAATATAATAGACTTCTTAGATGTACATATGCACTTTCCCAGATTAAGAATTAAATCTTCTTTATCGGATATGTAGTGGTAGTTAGGATATAAAAAGTCAGGTTCAGATGTTCTTTATGGTACAAGAAATGCTACTTTAGGATTAAGTATTACAGATGATCCTGATAAAGTCAGAGGTAATCGTTCTATGGCATTATTATATGAAGAATTTGGTACAATAGATAATTTTCTAACTGCTCTTAATACTTCAAGATATAATGTGGAAGATGGTGATTATTTGTTTGGTCAGATATTCTTTTTAGGTACTGGAGGAACTAAAGGCAATTCATTTATAGGAGCTTAGGAAGTAATTTATCATCCTAAAGGATATAAAGTTTATTCTTTACCTAATGTATTTGATAAAGAAGGTAAAGGTAAAGGAGAAAGTATTCTTTTTATGGGTGCTTATATGTCAAGAAAAGGATGTATAGATGAAAATGGTAACAGTGATGTTATTAAAGCATTAGTTTAGGTACTTAAAGAAAGACAAACTACTAAACAAAATTCATCAGACCCTTCAACCATTGCACAAAAAGTAGCTGAACTTCCTCTTACTATTCAGGAAGCTATATTAACAGCAGAAAGAAATAAATTTCCTGTTAAAGATATATCTCAAGCTCTTAGAGATTTATTGGAATCGGATATATTAAATAATACTTATAATGCTGATTTAGTATTTGACAAATAGAAAGTAATATGTGTTCCTTCTTCAGAATCTCCTATTATTTATTTTCCTCATAAGACTAATAAATTAGTAGGTTGTCCTTAGATATTTGAGATGCCTTAGAAAGATTCAAACGGTAATATTCCTTCAGGAAGATATATTATAGGTAATGACCCTGTAGATGATGATGAATCAGAAACATTATCATTAATGAGTTCATTTATACTTGATTTATGGACAGATATTATAGTTGCAGAATATACAGGAAGACCTTCAACCACTAATGAATACTATGAAAATTTAAGAAAGTTAGCCTTATTTTATAATGCTACTATTATGTATGAAAACAATAAAAAGGGATTATATGCTTATATGTCTATGATGAATTGTGTTTATCTTTTAGCAGATACTCCTGACTATTTAAAAGAAAAAGATTATACTAAAACAAGTACTAATAACACTACTAAAGGATATTATGCTTCTTAGCCTGTAAAATCTTATGGGATGAGATTAATTAATTAGTGGTTATTAAAACCTTATACTGAAATTATCGATGGAGTAGAAATAACTAAACCATTATTATATAAACAACCTTCAATTCCTTTATTTCAGGAATTGTCTTTATGGAACCCTGATGGTAACTATGACAGGGTATCTGCTCTTATAGGATTAATGCTTTATAGAGAATAGAAACTCATGATGTTAAGAGGTAAAGACCCAGCAAGTTTATATAAAGATGATAATAATTCAGTTATGAATGATGAGTTTGTTATTAAGGCTTTAAATAAAATGAATAGAAAACCTTCTTTAGGATATTTGGATGGAATGAATTATTTACAATTAATGAATAAATAACTTAAACAATATAACAACTTTGTACTTATCCCCCTTTCCCATTCTTATTTTTATATATCTTTGCACTTAATTAGTATTAAATGAATTTTAATTATTTTGATATATGAATTACAAGTCCTTTCCAAGATAGAATCTTTCTTATAAGAAAAAAGATAAACAGTGGAGAAAAGATCATTTAGATTGGGCTGAATCTAATGGTTATTTTTATAATTCTTCGGTAAGAAAATCAAGAAAAAATAAGATTATTAATCGTAATCTTATTAATGGTATTATAGACATGGAAGATGTAATAAGTATTCTTAATCCTTTAGGAATAACTGATTCTTATAATCCTGAATAGATACAGCATTATCCTGTTATTAACTCAAAACTTAATCTTTTAAAAGGAGAAGAATCATCGAGACCTTATGACTTTAGGGTAATTATAACTAATCCTACTTCAATTTCAGAAATTGAAAAAAGTAAGAAAGAAGAATGGAAACAAAGAATTATTCAGGAAGTACAGGATACATCTATTACAGAAGAACAGTTTAATTAGAATATACAGAGATTATAGAATTATTATAATTATGAATGGAAAGATTTAAGAGAAATAAGAGCTAATGCCTTACTTAACCACTATGCTAAAGAACTTGATGTTCATGTAAAATTTAATGACGGTTTTTCAAATGCTCATACTTATGGTGAAGAAGTATATTTAGTAGATATAGTAGGTGGAGATGTTTCTTTAGAAGTACTTGATCCTGTATATATTTCTACTTATGGAAATAGTAGAAGCAGTCATATTGAAGATTCGGATATAATTATTATAGAATAGTATTGGTCTAAAGGAAAAATATATGATACTTATTATGATATACTTTCAAAGGCTGATATAAATAAACTTGAAAGTAATAAATATGATAGACTGTCTAATTACTCAGATCAAATAGGTATTGATATGCAGGGAGCTATTATAAACAGTCTTGAATTATTTTCAGATAATTTCAGTGCTGAATATGAGGATCATGATGGTAATATTAAAGTACTTAGACTATTTTGGAAATCAAGAAGAAAGATTAAAAGAGTAAAAAGTTATGATTAGTTTACTGGAGAAGAAATATTTGATTTTTATCCTGAAGACTATGTTATTAATGAAGATTTAGGAGAAACTGAAGAAATATATTGGATTAATGAGGCGTGGAGAGGAACTAAAATAGGTAAGGATATTTATGTAGATATGAGGCCTTGTCCTGTACAGTTTAATTCTTTAACTAATCCTTCAAGATGTCATTTTGGTATTATAGGAGAATTATATAATGTAAATGGTGGAAGACCTTATTCTTTAGTAGATATGATGAAGCCATTATCTTATTTTTATGATATAGTTCATTATAAATTAAATGAAGCTATTATTAATAACTGGGGTTCAATTATGACTTTCGATAAAGCTAAAGTTCCTGATAATATGGGAGTAGAACAATGGTTATACATGATTAAAGCTCATCATATCAAAATGGAAGACAGCTTTAAAGAAGGTAATATAGGAGCAGCTACAGGTAAATTGGCAGGATATTTAAGTCAGGGAGAAAAATCTTTATTAAATGCAGATAATGGATAGTATATAGGTTATCTTTAGAATGTACTTGCTTATATAAAACTTGAACTTCAGGAATTGGTAGGTATTACTAAACAAAGAGAAGGACAAATATCTAATAGAGAAACTGTAGGAGGAGTTGAAAGAGCTACTTTACAATCTTCACATATTACGGAATGGTTATTTATTAAACATAATAACTTAAAGAAAAGGGTTCTTGAAGCTATTCTTGAAACTGCTAAAATAGCATTAAGAGGAAGAAAATATAAGTTTTTATATATCCTTCCTAATGGTATTGAAAAATTAATAGAGATTGATGGAGATTAGTTTTCAGAACATGATTATGGATTAGTAGTTGAAGATGATAGATATACACAGGAATTAAAAGGTAAAATAGATACATTAGCTTAGGCTGCTTTACAAAATCAAACTTTATCCTTTTCAACTATTTTACAGTTATATACTAACAGTTCATTAATGGCTAAGCAAAGATATATTGAAAGGGATGAACAGGAAAGAAAACAAGAAGCTCAAAATATATAGCAATAGCAAAATGAATTAGCTTAGTAGGAATTAGCACAAAGAAAGGAATAGGAAGAGTTAAGAATGCAGTTTGAAGATTAGAAAAACATAAGAGATAATGAAACTAAACTTATGATTGCTAAACTTAATAGAGAATCTATACTACATGATAATGAAGATAATTATAACCCTGATAATTTATCTAAAGAAGAATTACTGGAAAAGATAAGATAGTTCGATACTAAGATGACTTTTGAAAATAAAAAACTTGAACAGGAAAAACAGTTAAAACTAAAAGAATTAAGTTTAAGAAATAATAATTTAGTGCCTAAATCGAAAAGTAAATGATTTATTTATTTAGATAATCCACGCAACAATTTAATTTAATACTGCAATTAGTAGTAATTTAGCCGAAAATTTGAAATAACTTTAAATTATATATACAATGAATATCTTTTATGGACATAACAAATGTGAACAGGATAAGAAAATATCTTGTTTAAAGAGCTACACATAGTGGTTATTATGTATTTCAGAAAGGGTTAAAGATGTACTGATGGAAAGAAATTTAATGTCTGAGTAGGAAGGATATGAAAAAATGCCTTCAATTATCGGCAGAGCATTGAATAATATGAATTATAATCCTAATCCTAATTAGAAAACTGAAAAACCCCTTACTATTATTCCTTAGTTTAATTCTTCTTAGAATGAATTAATATATAATGAACCTAATACAGTTTATACTCCTGTAAAAATTATTAAAGATAATAATCTTATTCCGCAGAATATAGTAAAAGGAGTAACTATTCATGGTATTACAGGCACTAAAGAATGTAATAATAGTGGAGGTGGTGGAGGGAGTAATTGTCCTGAAGCAATTACTTTAACTATTCCTTTGGATTTGATGCATTATAAGACATTCAATGCTCCTCCTGGTATAGTATTTAATAAAGTAATCCTTAATACAGATTATTTTGAAAATACTACTGTACAGGCAGGTTCAAAACTAAATGGTATTTATATGAATTGTACTGTACCAACAGGTTCAAACCCACTTAACCTACAAACATTAGATATATATAATAATACTTTTTAGAATAGTGATACTGTTAATGCTCCTTCAGGAACTGCTTACAATAAAGTAATAAACCATATTCCCAAATATATTAATCAGCAAGTTACTTCAGGAAGTACTTTGAATGGTTTATATATTAATTGTACTGTACCGCAAAGTGGTGGAAGTCCTCAACCGTAGATTAATGTTATTCCATATAATAAAACAATAACTTCAAAATCATAGTTACCTAATAATGAATAGGCACCTTCAGGTTCAGCATATAGTCCTATTACTATAAGTATTCCTGATACTCATGATATTTATAATAAATCACAAGTACTTACAATAGGAAGTCTGCAAAATACAAGTGCTATAGAACCTCATGTTCTTGAAGGCTTTACTTTTTATATGAAGAATCATGCTAATCAATTAAAATTTAAAACAGGTTCGATTCCTAATTGTGGTAATGTAGAACGGCAAGCACCATTTGAAGCCAATAATTGTTATTTTCAACATATAAGAATTACTGATAGTGGTGGTGGAGGTTCTGGAAATGAAAATCCTATAAGTAAGTCAAGATTTAATTTACTTGTTACTGATGGAAGTAATATAGGAAATGAGATTTTAGTAGTAAGTAAAGAATAGTTTATTGCTAATCCTTCTTTTTTATATGCAGGATTTACAATATCGGTTTAGGGTGGAACTTATTTTTTTAGAGTGTAGGGATTTAGTATTGGTTTAAATAAAACTATATTTTCATCTTATTCAAATAATATAGTATATCCGTCAAATAATAATGCTTTCAAATTGGATAATAATCCTTAGGCAAGTTTTTCTTCTTCAAAAACAGGATTAATACAATCTTTATGGTGGATGTCTAATTTTGGAAGATTAAATCCTCCTGAAGGGGAATATGCAGTACTTAATAGTGTTCCATATAAAGCTATTCAAAGTGGATACAACTTATTAAGTGCTTATGAATGGAAAGCATTAAATACTTATTTTATAGAAGGAAATTAGGAAAATATATGGGATTATTTAGAAAATATTCAGGATTCAAGAATAGGACTTTCATAGAATAATGGTAGAATATGGACTACTACCCCTGTAATGCAGGGAGGACAATTAAAGGTATGGTCTGCAAGTATATCAGGCAAAAATGGAGTAAATCTATACATTGAAAACATGAATACTTAGTTATTAGGTGTTGATGCTACTAAATATGTTTCCATATCTCTTTATGATGGATTATAATATATAAATAAAATATTAATATGAAAAACTTTGAACAATATTTAAAAAATCAGAATATAGACATTTCAGAATGTGGAGGAAATCTTTATGAAACATAGTTATATTATGGTAATGGAATGATGAATCCGGAGGAATGTTCTATTTATATACCATAGAATCAAGTATAGCAAGTTCCTTGTGGTTGTGGTAAGACTTCTTACTCTCCCAGAGAATATAGTAAAAGAGGATGGATAGCTAATAATGATTGTATTACTGTAACAAGGCAAAGTGATTGTAATACTTCAGTTTTTCCTAAAGGTAACTGTGGTAATGTTATATTACATCTTCATAATGTACATGTTCAAAAGGATATGTTTCATATGATTAAATCATTAAAAAAAATTACGAAAGAACTTTTAAATGAACTTTGATATGTTAAACGATAAAGATAATATATATAACCATATAGGCATATCATAGCCTACATAGTTTGATTAGGATGATATTTCTTCCGAAGGGTTTGATAAATATGATACTATTGTAGAAAGTATTAAGTTATCTATCTATCTTAAACAGATAAAAAAACTTCTTGTTAAGAAGAATATTATTCAGGAAAATACTCCTCTGTCAGATTGGATAATGTTCTTAGATGCTAATACGGCATAGTAGAATTATCTTATAGTAGACAGTATTGATGATAGAAACCTTCTTAATAAACCTGCTTCAGGATTATTAGTTTTCTGTAAATCGGAACAAGAATTATTTATTAGAGTAAATTCTTAGTGGTTATCATTACCTATAAAAATGGGTTCATATCTATCTGTATTTAATGGGACATTGTCTATTAATATTCCTAAAATTATTCAAGATTTTAATATTAATACTGGAGGCGGTGGTTCTATAGTTTAGGTACAGGCGGATTATAATGAAACTAATCCTTCATCTCCTGCATTTATTAAAAATAAGCCTACTATTCCCACTAAAGTATCACAACTTCAAAATGATTCTGAGTTTATCACTAAAGAAGTAAATACTCTTATTAATTATTATACTAAAAATGAAGTTACCGATCTTTTAAGCGATCTTGTAAAGAATACTGAATTGAATAATAAAGTGCTTCAAATTATTAATAATAATACATAGAGTATAAATAATTACAAGATTTATGAAAGATATGATCAGTTTCCTACAAATCCTGATAAAGGAACATTAGCTTATGCTTAGGATACTAAAAAAGTTTATATTTATAAAGATAGTTGGAAAGAATGGAAGACGGGTGGAAATTCTGAATATCATGTAGTAAATACTATAGCAGAAAGAGATTAGTTAGCTTCTACTGAAGGACTTCTTTGTTATGTAAAAGATGGTGGTGGAAATAGTCCTAAACTTTTCTTATACACTGGAGGAACTTGGATAGAACAACCTATTAAATTCGATGGAGATACATTAATTATATCTAATGGAGAATTGAAAGTTATAGGTGGTGGAGGTGGTGGTGGAGGTACTACTGATACAGTAGTTACTGTAACCACTGATTATATAGACAGCTTATTTAATTAATTCATATTAAAATAGAAAAATAGTTATGGCAATTATAAAAACACTAACCGAAAATGATAATTCGATAAAATATTTTGCAGATAAGATTAAAGCTAATTTTGTCAAAAAAGATGGTAATAAATAGTTATCAGACGAAAATTATACTTTACAAGAAAAGCAAAAACTTCAAGGTTTATCCGATTATACTCTTCCTATAGCTGATGAAAACACACTTGGAGGAGTTAAGATTGGTGAAGGTATTAATAAAGCTCCTGATGGTACTATTTCAGTAACTTCTGGTGGGGGAGGCAGTGGTGGTACTATAACTACTGTAGATATATCGAATGATTTCTTTGAGTTAAAAGAAAATCAAACCATAGGAGAAATGTCATGTTATCTTACACTATCTGGTAATATTGTAAGCGGTAAAATATTGATTAATATTAAAGGGTAGCATGATTTTAGTATGGGAAATCATTTAACCTTAGGTAAGATTAAAAATAAATATGTTCCTGTTCACAGTATATGGGAACATATAATGTATCGTATTAAACCTTTTGATTCTTGGACTGAAGGTGTAGATGATGTAGGTTCGTATTCAATTAATAATGAAGGTTATTTTTATATAGATGTAATAAAAAACAATGAATGGGCAATAGGAACAGGTCATTTGTTTGTAGTAGATATTGTTTATGCCGTTAAAAATACTTCTTCAGGAGGTGGCGGAGGAGTAGGAACTTCTCTTACTACTGATGAAGAAGATACTACAAATGTAGATAATAAAATTAAGTTTGCAGATAGAGAATATGATCCTTATGGCTTTTCAGGATTAGGTAGAAAAATACTTAGAAAGAATATTCAAGGAGGTAAGAATATTCTTACTTAGGATAAAATAAATAGAGAAAATACAGTATATATTATTAGATATGATTATGACCTTAATAACACTTTGATTAATATTCCTAATAATGTTACATTAAAATTTGAAGGAGGTAGCTTTAAGAATGGAACTATTAAAGGTTATAATATAACTATTGAAGCTAATTATCCTGTATTTGATGATACTATTACTATTATTCCTAATTCTTTAAAGGATAATATTCTTGATTTATAGTGGTTTAAAATGTATAAATGGACTGCTCCCGAATATATTGCTAATCATAAAAATGCAAGTGCTGTTATTCCTGATATTAATAATACGATTGTAAATAAACATCTACAATATAATTTATTAGTTCCTATAGGAATTTATCCTTTCAATGATCATATTAAAATCCTTGAAAAATATAATATTCATGGATAGCAATTTAATTCTGGAGGTACATTAAATATAATAGGTAAAGGAGATAATTCAGATGTGGGAGCTTATACAAGAAGTGCATTTATATTTCCTAAAGGTAAAGGATTTTATTGGTTCAAAGGTTCTATAGATTGTAATTCTTCAAAAGTAAAAAACATGTATTTTGAAGCTAAAGACAATATATTTCATTTATGGGGCCAATTTACACATATAGAAAATATAACTGATAGAACTCCAGATGCTTTTCATAATGGATTGTTTGAAAATATAGAATTATATTCTTAGGAAGGAAATGGATTTTATTCTCCATCAAACTATGTTTCTTATATATTTCAAAATACATATAAAAAAATTAAGTGTAGAGTAACAACTGAAGGCAAAGGATTTTTCTATGGAATGTGTACTTTAGGTAATGAATATATAGATATATCGGACTTGTTTTATGACTTATCAGGTATAAAATTTACTGAGAAAAACTTCGCTGCTTTTGTTAATATGTCTGCCTACGTTACTAATGCTAATTTGGATGATGATAAATATGTTCTTTATTACAAAGCTACATAGGAAAGTAATCCCTATGAAGATTAGGCATGTAGATTTTTTGCAGATAAATGTAACTTTGAACGTATAGAAAATAATATTGTATATACTGAAGGAGTGTATGTATCTATGGAAATAGATATTAGAAGGTCAGCAATGCAATATCAAAATGTATTTCAGGGAGTATTATGTGAATGTAGTAGAGTAAGATCATTTGCTATATATAATAACTATTTTGGTAATGTAGGTAATGATAAAATACTTAAAGTAAATAAATCTTATGATAGACCTAATATAGAAACAGATATTGATTTATTAGTAACTTATGCTGATGATGCTTCAGGAACTAATAAAGTATTAGTACCAAGAGGTAATAAAATAGGTAAATGGACAAGTAATAAAAACTTTGATTATTCTTACTTAACTACTGTTGGATGGGTTAATCCACAGTACTATAAAGTACTTGATGTAGATTACCTTAAAACAGGTTTAACACTTAAAGAAGTACAAACAATAAAAGATACGGATGACATTAATAATAATGCTAATCTTTTAAAAAGTGATTCTTTAATATTTGAAAAGACTGTTCCTTATACTTTAAATTTATTTTTAGCTGGAGTAAATCAGTTAACTTGGAAAGCATTTGCAGGAAAGATATTCAGAATAATGAATCATGGTGCTCCTTTAACTATTAATACGGATAAAGGAAGTGTAGTTATTCCTAAAGGTATTTATATAGATGTAAAATATGTTCTTAATAAATTCGAGATAGTTGAAAGCAGTTAGAAGAAATATCCTACCATAGAAAACTTTCCTATTGTTTATGAAGGAGATTTGATTGCTTAGGATGAGAATAATATCTTTATGGTTAAAAGAGGTAATGGCAGTATTTTTATTCCTTCAAGTTATAAGAGAAATAAATTAGGAAACTATGAATCTCACAGAGAAGGTCAGGATTTCTTTGATCAAAGAAGTAAAAATTCTAATACTATAATAGAAGATAATAAAGTATATTGGTGTATACAGTCTGGAACTACTTCAAATCAGGAAACTATTACTTTTAATAATGCTACTTTAGGTGCAGAAACTGTAGATGGCAATGTTAAATGGATGTATATGGGAGAAGCTCCTGAAGTAGTAAAAATTAATACTGTAGGTGGTGGAAGTTCAAACATACAAACCAAAGTAATTACTTTAAATCTTCAAAGTCATACAGGAACTACTATTACTGTTCCTTGTGAAGGAGTGACTAACACTAATACTATTATAGTAGCTCCTGAACCTGCAAGTCAAAAGAATTATATGGATATGGGATTATATGCTGCTGCATAGTTATAGGGAAATATAATTTTTAATAAGAAAGCATAGGCTTTTGATACTCCTATTAAAGTGAATGTACTTATATCAAATTGATAAATATTAATCAATAATTAAAAGTTATGATATTTAATTAGGATACAACAGTAGAAGGTAGCTCCACTAATTTTAGTGGGGTTACTGCTACTTAGTCCGGTATGAATATTGATTGTATTCTTAGATTTAATAGAGGTACTTATGACATATCCGGATAGAAAAAATATAAGGCCATTACTTTTACTCCTACGGATAGAGAAATTATACTTAAATATCGTGCTAATATAAAATATGAGTTTTTAGATGATAATATACAGATTAAAATTACTGATACATCTAATAATGAAACAAAATCGGTATATACTTCCAATGAACCTTAGACAGTTGATATGTCAGGATACTTTGGTATAGACATTCCTGTAAAAGTAGAAGTAATTAATAGTGAAAATGTAAAACTGATTCATGAAAAAAAGACAATTGATCCTACAGAAGAAATATACCAAAATAAAAGGGTTTATATAATTACAGATTATTATACAGTAAAATAAAAATTTAATTTGTCATGATAATAAACACACAAAATCATTGTAATAATATTATCACTTTAGAGGATTTAAAAACTTCTCAGCCTAATAAATATTGGATTATTAATAATGATATTCATATTCCTGATGGAGAACATACGATAGGTAATATATCTATAGAATTTCTTAATGGAAAATTTACTGGTAATGGAACATTAAATTTTAATTATGTTACTTTAGTAGCTAATGAAAAGAAATGTATTATAGATAATTCTATTACTTGTTTAGGAAAAATAACTAATCATAAGGTATATACAGATTGGTTTGGATTAACTCCTAATAATAAAAATATAGATTATTCAGTTAAAATTAATTAGATAATTGATCTTTTATCTGTAGGTATTGTATATTTTTCTAAAGGAAGTTTTTATATAGGAAGCCCTATTTATCAGAAATGCGGAATTGATTTAGAGGGATATAGAGCATCACTTGAAGGAGTTAATCAAGGAACTTGTTTCTTTTTAAAAAAAAATCCTTCTCAAAGTATGTTATAGAATAAATGTTTTATTCTTATAAATACTATACAATCAAATCCTAATTAGTCCAATGGATGGATAGTAGCTTATCCGGCTAAAGAAACCTGTGTAAAAGATATTTATTTTTATAATTCATACCATAAAAAAGAAGAAAAGTATAGAGGATACAAAGCAATTCTTGCAGCAGGAAAATTCTTAGTAGAAAGATGTCATTTTGATGGTATTGATTAGGCTGTATGTGTAAATCATTCGGTTTATATAGATAATAAAATGGTTCATGATTGTGTGTATTGGACTTATGGATTACTGAATGATCATTCAGATTTACCTGCATTTGATTTATCAGGGTTAGGTGATGGTCTCTCCTTTATAAGAAACAGTGCTAATTCAGATACAGTACTTAAACTTAGTATGTGTATGGGAGGACTTATTCAAAATAATATTTTACACGGAGGAATTGAAATTGACGGATGTAAAAATATTAGAATTGATTCTAATCACATGGAAAGATGGAAAAGTAAAACATAGATGAGAATCAATAGTTCTCAAGTAGTTGTTTCTAATAACTTTATGTGGAAAGAATCAATTCCTAATATATCTATCGGTAAGAAAAGTGATTTTGATGATAATATTTCAGAGTGTGTAGTATCTTTAGAAAATAATAATTTTATGTATTATGAAAATGAAGATGCTACACAAGTAGATATAGGATGTGAATATGATATTGAACTAAGTAAAAAATCTTCTTTAAGTATTACTAATTGTTTTAGATATATTACTTTTAGAAATAGAATTGATGTTACTTATCCTTGTGGTATAAAAATCAAAGATACTTTAGGAGAAGGAATACATGATTTTAATTATAAAAGTCATCTACTTAGTAAAAGATGTATTATATCAAAGAATAATAAAATAAGTGACGTAATTCATTATGATGTTCCTTTATTAACCATTCCAATATTTCAAGATAATACAGGTATTATATGGAAAGGTAAACCAGAAGTAATAAGATATTCTTATGAGTTTTTTATTTTATTGGATAGAGAAAGATTAATAAGAGGAAATTCACTTGTCCAAAAATAGTTAGATATTGGTGCAGTTACTGGAGGAGCATTAATAAAACTAACTAACGGAGGTAATATTCCTAATTATGGTATGATGCTATGTATTAAAAGAACTCATCATGATGCAGGTAATTAGATTATTAAATATTGTATAGTTCCTGTATTATCATAGTTTTTATATGATAATGGATTAAACATTAATGGTTTTCCTTATATGAGTGATATTTTAAACTGTACTAATATAGCTAAAAGTATTACTTATAAAGGAAATAATGTAGAAGCTCTTCAAAGTGTTAAACCTAACGGTGGAACATGGAAATCCGGAGATAAGGTAATTTATGATTCAGGAGCTGATGCTTTTTCTATATATACAACCACATGGAAATATTTTTAATTATGAAGAATATGTTTAAATATATAAAAAGATTGGCTAAATGCAGTAGGGTAAGAGCATTTTCAGGTATTGTACTTTGTATAGGAATTATACTCTTATTGTTCAAAACAGTTCAAAATAATATTAGAAGTTATCAAACAGAATATGAAAGAGCCATATCTAATGAAAAAGCTCTTATACTCGAATTAAGTCAGACTAAAGAAGATAACAGAGTATTATAGTTAAGGACTGAATAGTTAGCATACTTTAAAGATTCTATTACTAAAGAGATGATCAGTATAAAAGAAGATTTAAAAATTAAAGATAAGCGACTAAAAAGTATTTACTATCTTAATTACAAGATAAACAAAAAAGATACTATAATATTTAAAGATACGGTAATTAATTATAAAATTCTTCAAGTAGATACTTTGATTAAAGAAGCATGGTATTCACTCGATTTAAAACTTGAATATCCTAATAAGGTAATTGTTAATCCTGAATTTAAAAGTGATTTATTTATATATCAAACAATTCAAAAAGAAACTATAAAACCGCCTAAGAAATTCTTTTTATGTAGATTATTTCAAAAAAAGCATAAGGTTATAAGAGTTCATATAGTAGAAAAATCTCCTTATGTAAATATAGAAAAAACAAGATTTATAGATATTATCCCTTAAATAATATATTCATCATGGCTGTAGAGGTTATTATTGCGCTTATATCTGCTGCTTCAGGTATTATTGGTTCTATTATTACTTGGTTAGTAAGTAGAAAAAAAGAAAATGCGGAAACCAATAAAGTAAAAATAGAAGCAAACAGAGAAGCATTTAATTTTTATAAAGATGCGTTAGAAAATGCATCTAAACAATATAATGAATGTATTGAAATAAGTAATATGAATCGAAGAATAGTATAGGAATTACAAAGTCAAGTATTAAAATTAAGTGATTTAGTATTTGATATTCTTAGAGAAGTCGATTTAGACAGTTCTAAAAAAGAAAATTATATACACAGATTAAAAAATATAACCGATTATGAAATTAAAAATTGAAAGAAAATATTTGAAAGAAGAGTATACAATAGGTAAATTATCTATTAATAATGTTTACTTTTGTGATACCTTAGAAGATAAGGTGAGAAATCTTCCTAAAGAACCTAAAGTATATGGACAGACTGCTATTCCTTATGGTACTTATGAAATTAAAATGATGTATTCTCCTAAGTTTAAAAAGAACATGCCATACTTACTTAATGTCCCTTATTTTTAGGGAATTATGATACATTCTGGAAATTCAGCATAGGATTCACTCGGCTGTGTACTCGTGGGGAAAAATAAAGTAAAAGGTAAAGTAGTTGAAAGTAAAGCTGCCTTTGATAAGCTGTATATAAGAATAAATGAAGCTATACAAAACAATGAAAAAGTAACAATTGAAATTGTATAATCTATAAAAATTAAATGAAATAAATTTTTTATTTACCTACATGTAACATAAACACAATTATTTACTTATTAAAAATGATTTATAAACAGATTTTATTAAATCGTAAATTGTGTTTTTCTTTGCATAAAGTTTTAACATCAGGAGTAAAATAATAATAATTTAAATTAAAAAGCAATGGGAATATTATCAATGGATAACGTCTTAGATGACGAAAAAATAGTAGAAAATATATTTAGTGATTCACCCTTTCCAAATGAGGAAAATAAGACTGAAACTTCAGAGGAAGATAAGTCTAAAGAAGAATCAAATAAAGAAAAAAACAACAATAAACCACTTAGTGAACAGGAAGTAGTAGAATTATTTAATAATGATACTGCAACTGTGGAGAGCGTAGCTAAGGAAGAAAAAGGTAAGGAGAACACCGCTTCTATTAAAGAAGAAAAAGAAAAAGATGATACTCCTGATAATAACTTTTACTCTTCCATTGCTTCAGCTTTAATGGGAGATGGTGTTCTTAGCCTCACTCTTTCTGATGAGGAATTAGGTAATATTAAAACACCTGAAGACTTTACAGAACTAATCACTAAGGAAATTAATAACAGGTTCGATGAATCTCAAAGAAGATTGAAAGAAGCACTTGATTTAGGCATTAATCCTAAAGAAATTAAATCTTATGAAGACACTATTAATAATCTTCAGAATCTTAGAAATCAAGATTTTTCAGGTGATGATGAACAATCTATCAATCTTAGAAAACAATTAATCTTTAGAGATTTTATTAATAAGGGATTTTCAGAAGAAAAGGCTATTCGATATACAGAAAGAAGTATTTCTACAGGTAATGATATTGAAGATGCTAAAGAAGCGCTTGAAAGTAATATAGAATACTTTGAAGCTCTTAAAAATTCCAAGTATGAAGAAGCTAAAAAGAATATTGAAAAAGAAAAAGAAAGAAAAGCTAATGAAATTAATGCTCTTCATAAAAAATTCAAAGATAATAAACAGTTTGAAGGGATTGATGTAGATGAAGCTACAAGACTTAAAGCTCTTCAGAATATTACTAAAGTAGTAGGAAAAGATGAATATGGAAACCCTTTAACTGAAATACAAAAATATCAAAATGAAAATCGTGAAGAGTTTCTATATAAATTAAGTATGTTATACACTCTTACAGATGGATTTAAAAACTTTGATAGATTTGTAGCTCCTAAAGTAAATAAAGAATATAAGAAAAATGTAAAAGACTTAGCTAATAAACTTAATTTAACTAATAGGGATATGTTTGGTAATGTAGAACAAAGAATAGATACTAAAGACACTAATTCTTATTCAGGATTTACAGTTCCAGACTTGTTTTAAAAAGTTTCAAACAATATAGAATGATTTATAACTTTAAAGAAATAACTTAAATTTAATAATTATGGCAAAATTGAATCCGTATGAAATGAGACCCTTCTCAAGTTGGATGGGTATTTCACTTGCAAATCACTTTAATTCTTTGGCTTAGACAAGTCCACAGCTTGCTACTACTTAGATGATCAGGCTTCTTGAAGCTAAACGAAAAGGAAATTATTTGGAAGGAATTTTGAGTAAATTTCCTACTAAAGGGTTTGATAATGATACTTACTATTACTGGCATGTAGTAGGTGCTTAGTATGTTCATGGTATCCTTGTAGAAACACGTGATAAAGAAGGTCAACCTATTAATGTAGGTACTTTTGTGGGAACTCATGGAGATGAATTTTATCTGGTATTCCGTGAAGATGTATTTGCTAAAGGAGAAATGATTGTAGGAGAACTTAATGAAGAGTATCCTATTCTTATTAAGGAAGCTGCTGTCATGGAAGGAAGTAATGCAGTTTATAAATGTGAATTGTATGGTAATGTTCAGGAATTTGGTATGCCTTATGAAGAACTTGTAGAAGGAAAAAGGTTTAGTGCTGAATATAATCCTGTACCTTCAGAACTTTCAAGAGAAGCTGGAGATGTAAGATTTACCAGTGCATCAAAGATGGAAAATGAATGGTCTACTCTTCGTCTTCAACATAAAGTTCCTGGTAGTGCTATGGATAGAAAATTGGCTATAGGTCTTCCTTTTCAAAAAGAAGATGGAAGTATTGTAGTAAATACTATGTGGATGCAGCATGTTGAATGGACTGTAGAAAAAACCTTCTCAGAACAGAAAAACAGATGTTTGATGTTTGGTGTATCTAATAGAAATTCAAATGGTGAGTATGTAAATATTGACAGTCGTACAGGTATGGTTATTAAGACTGGTGATGGTCTTAGAAAACTTCAGTCTTATAATGGTACTATTTATTATACTGACTTTAGTCTTTCACTGATTGAAAAAGCTCTTTATGATATTACTGATGGTACTGATGAAATTGGTAGTGTTTTTCTTATGAAAACAGGAAAACGTGGAGCAGCTTTATTTAATCGTGCAGTAATGGATAAAATTTCAGGATGGGAGAGATTTGAACTTTCAGCTTCAGATTTGGGAATAGTAAAACGTACTAATTCAAATCTTCATGATACTGCTCTTTCTGTAGGTTATCAGTTTACTGAATATCGTGCTCCTATGGGAATTATAGTAAAACTTGAAGTTGATCCTATGTATGATGATCCTGAAAGAAATAAACTTCGTCATCCTCTTGGAGGCCTAACTGAATCTTATAGATTTGATATTTATAAGATGGGAAGCAAAGAGAGTCCTAATGTTCAGTTGGCAACAAATAAAATGCACCCTGAACAAAGAGGTTATCAAAGTGGTTTCCGTAATCCTTATACAGGAAAGAACAACATTGAATTTATGTCTACTGATGAAGATAGTGCAAAAATTCATCGTTATTGGCAAGGTGGAGTGATCTGCTATGATATGGGAATGGTTAAAAGTTTAGTTCCCTGTTGTGCAGCCGGATAATAAATAATATAAAGGGAGAGGGTATTAAATTATCCTCTCCCCTATTAATAACTAATTAAAAATTAATGAAGCAATGGGAAGAAAACCTTATAAATCAGGAGAAAATAATATGGAAATGGTAAATGAAAATTCAATGGAAGGAGTTATAGGAGTTCCTGAAACTGAAGAAATAAAAGAAACAGTAAAGCCTTCCTACACTACTAATAACTACACCTACAAAGAAGAAGAAGTAGCAAGTGGAGAAGGATTAATTAATTGTTTACAGAATAGGAAAGTAACTATTCAGTTTATTAAAAGACAAAGAGGTAATATAACAAATAAAGACCATTTCTTTTATGGTGGATTAGCACAAAAAGGAACATTCTTTGTATGTGTACCTTTACTTAAAACAGGACAACTAATGAATGTTCTTACCGATGATGAAAAAAATTATCTTGAATATGCGTTAGGATTACCTAAAAATTCACTTAGTATTTATGCTAAAAAGGATAACTTTTGGCATAATAGAGGGTTCACAATTGGTAAGGAAGGAATCACACTTGATTTAAGTTCTCCTATGGATTATATCTATTATAAGATAGCACAAGCAAACGGTAATCTTATTTGTAAATCTGTAAAAGAATTACAAGATAAACCTAAAGCTACTTATATGTTTGTTATAGTAGATGATACAAGTAAGAAAGAACTTGAAACTGTAGAAACTGATATTAATATCAAAGCATGGATTAACTTTGGTAAGATTCAAACAGATAAATACACAATGGTAACTATTATAGAACTTATGACAGGAAAACCGTTTAATGTATTTCAAGATATTAACATAGTTAAGAATGCTCTTAATAATTTAATTAAGAAAGATGCTAAATTATTCCTTAATTTTGTAGAAGATAAAATGATTAGTTTTAAAACTCTTATTAAGAAAGGAATTGCTCTTAACTTAATTTCAAAAAGAGATAATTATTATTACATTAAAGAAACAAACGAACCTATGTGTGGTAGTAATGAAACTCCTAATATAAATATGGCTGCAAAATGGTTGGCTGATCCTACAAATCAAGAGTTTAAATTTAGTATTGAAGCTAAATATGAAGCTCAAAAGAAAGCATAATTAAAACTATAATAATATGACAAGAACTGAATTTTTATATGAATTTAATCTGGGTTATAATAATATCAATAATAATAGAATAGCTCCAGGTCTAAATGAATATGAAATTTCTGTATTCTTAACAATGGCTTAGGAACAAATAGTAAAGAATTATTTTAATCCTAAAGGAAATAAGTATGGTGAAGGAATAGGAGATTCTATTAAAAGAGATCATGATTTTTCATCTCTTATAACTCATATATCTATATCTCCTATTCCTGAATATGGATTTGATCCGAGAGGTCAAGTATTTAAATTACCTGATAGTGTATTATTTATACTTAATGATTTTGTACATTATACTTCTGGCGATATAAAGATAAAATCAATTGTTCCTTTATCTTATGAAGAATATCAAAGATTAATGACTAAACCATATAAAAGTCCTAAAAAAAATTAGGCATGGAGACTAAGTCTTAAAGATAATAAGGTTGAAATTATATGTGAACCTCAGAATATATATAAATATTCTTTAAGGTATGTAAGAAAACCTTATCCTATTATAGTAGAAGATTTATCTTCACTTTCTTCAGATTTAAGTATTAATGGAGAAGTGTTTCCTTACGACTTGTCACATTCACATAATTCCGAACTTGATGAATCTCTTCATAGAGAAATAGTAAGAAGAGCCATTGAAATTGCTAAGGCTGATTATAAACATGCAGATTTACAAAGCACATTAATTGTTGATCAAAAAACTGAATAATTATGACTACAGTAGAATTTAGTAATGAATTTGATATTTTATTAAATAGTTACAGAGATTTAAAATCTTACGGTAATACGGAAAGTATTACTTCAGTAGAACTTGATGAATATGAAAAATCGGTTTTACTTACTACTGCTTAGGAATAGATTATTAAAGAATATTATACTGGAAAAAATGTATTTGGAGATAGCTTTGAAGAAAAAGAAGAAGTAAGAAAATATTTAGATACTCTTATTAAATTTGGAATAGCAGCTAAAGAAAATATTCCTACTATAAGAGCATTAGATAATATTAGAAGACAATTTTTTAAAATAAAGGATGATACCTGGTTTATTATTTATGAAGAAGCTGAAACGGATATTGATAATTCTATATGTGAGTCTGTTATTACTATTCCTGTAACTCCTGTAACTTATGATAGATTCCATAGAATTATTAGAAATCCGTTTAAATTTAAAGGAAAAAGAATTGCTTTAAGAGTAGATATAGGAAATAATTTAATAGAATTAGTATCGGAAAAAAATATTAATCAGTATAGATATAAATATATAATTAAACCAAAACCTATTATACTCGTTGATTTAAATAATAGTATTCATCCTTTAAGTATTGATGGTAGAAGTTCAGTAACCGAATGTGAATTAAATTCTGCAATACATAGAGATATTCTTGAAAGAGCTGTATTATTAGCTTCAAATAAATTTAGCATTAATCAGGCTTTAGTAAGGTAGAAATAGCAAGAACAGGAAAGAAATTACAGAAATGAAAATTAATAATTAAAAGAAATTTAACAACTCATTGTTTAACTAAATACTTAAATAAAATGGTAGTATTTTCTCAAAATCAAGTAAGACATCTTTACGTAGCTAAAGATTTTAAAAACACTCCTGTAGCATCTACAGATACTATGGGAACTATTAGTGTAAGTAAAGATAAAGAGGGTGACTTTTATATAAATCATGTAGGACATGATGGAGTTACCCGTAGTGATGTAATTAAAAAGGATAAAGTAAAGTGGGTAAGACTTACTAAAGCTGATTCTATTAATCCTAAGATGGCTAAGTATAAAATTGTTCTTGATACTGCTGTTAATGGCGGTAATCCTGTAGTAGGTCAAGAATATATGATTTCTGTACTTTTTGCTAATTACAAGAATGCAGGACCACTTAGTCAGATGTATAAGTATGGTGTAGCCAAAGCTTTTGCAGGAATGACTACTGCTAATCTTATTAAAGCTCTTGCAGAAAGTCTTCAAGGTAACTTTAAACGTGAAAAATATCCTATGGCTAAAATTACGTTTGATGCTACTTCAATTACTATTGAAGAAACTGAAAACTATTGGAAACTGGGTGAAGCATGTTATTATCGTAATAATATTATTATAGAAGCATAGCCAATTGAAATATCCGGAACTTCTATTCAGTGGGCTAAAGTAACTAAAGAAGCTGCTACTACTACCTTTAAAAATGGTAAATTGGTAGCTGACATGGAATATTTCTTCTATAATAATCGTACAGGTGGAGCATAGCATCATTATCCTAAAATGTTTGAATCGGCATTAATGGTTGATCCTTCTCATGAATTTAATATACTGGATATCGGTTATTATCAATCAGGTGAAGGTATTAATTCTGACAGATCAGAAGCTGTTCTTACTATAGTAATGGATGAGACGGCTAAACCTAATTTAAGTGATGATGTAAAAACAGGTATTAATACTGTTCTTCCTGCCGATAAACAATTACCGTGATAATTAATTTTATCTAAGTAAAGTATTTAAGGATAGTAGATTTAATTCTGCTATCCTTATTTTTGTATTTAATAATAAATAAAAATAACATATAAAATAATATAGTATGATACACTTTAAATAGTTACAAATAACTCCTGATAATAAGAAAGTTATTATTGAAGCATCCATATCTTAGTCATTACCTTTTAAAGGATTTTACATAGATGAAGTGTTCATAGAACCTTATCAAAACTTTACTGACACTCAAACTATGAGTAATAACAAAACTCCTTTTTCTTTAAAAATACACAAAGAAAAAAAGATAAAACAGGTTAGATTTGAATTATCGAATGTAGATTTTACTAATTACTCTATTAAAAAAGGTGATTTGTTATTTGTATATATAAGAGTAAAATTCATTAAAGAAGATGCTGGAAATGTTATTCCTACATGTACTTAGGATAAAGAAGTTACTATAGGAGTAGCTTATAATAAATATGATATATACCATAAGATTATAAGCTATATGAAAGAACTGAATTGTTGTGAAGTACCTAAACATTTTATTAATTGGTATCTTAGATGGAAAGCTATAGAAATAGCTGAAAAAACTTGTAATTATACTTCTTTGGTAGAATTATGGAAGAAGTTTTCAAGAAGCCCTTTAAAAGGAAATAAGTTAAATTCAAATTGTGGATGTAATGGATAATCAAATATTTAACTCTTTAGATTAGTACTTTAAGACTTTATCGAATTATGGTTATATGAGTTATGACCATACTTATGATATGATGCTTATGATTATCATTCAAGATATTATTACTAAATTTGCATGTATAATAACACAGGAAGATTATCAAATGATGAGTTCTTTACTTGAAAATAAATATGGAACTTCTTGTTTAATGCCTTATCCTGAGTTTAGAAAATGTAATAATACAAAATAATAATATCATGACTTACGGTGAAGCAGTTTATATGATTCTTGATCAGTTAAAACTAACATCCGATGATGCTAATTTTAATGAAAATCATGTGATATTCTTACTTAATAAGTATAGAGCTTTAGCTATTAAAGAGGAATATGAAAGAACTAAAAAGGAACTTGATGAAACTAATAAACAATTACTTTGTTTGAATTTAATTGAAGTTCCAGCTATTTCAGGAGAAGTATGTGAAGAAGGGACTTATCTTAGAAGCGTAAAGAAACTTCCTAAAACTTTAAATCTTCATAATAATGATATTCAAGTTACTGTTATGGATTATTTTAATAGTAACATATCTTATGTTTCAGTAGAAAGATTTAGATGGGTAGGACATAATAAATGGTTAAAAAATATTATTTATGCTACTATAGCTCCAGATAATTATGTTTATTTAAAATCAGATAATCCACAGTTTCTTTATCTTGAAAAAATAAAATTATCGGCAGTATTTGAAGACCCTGAAAAAGTACAAGATTTATTATGCGATAAAGAAAATTTTGATACTATATGTGATATACTTGAAAGAGATTTTCCTGTAGAAATGGCATTAGTTCCATCTATACTTGAAAGAGTAAGAAGAGACCTTTATCAATCTTTATATAATAAAGAGGATGAAAACAATAATGCAAAAGATGATTTAGCTGAAAGATAAACTAAAATATAAACTAAAAGACAATATAGATAATATAGTACAAATATGGATGGAAATAAGGTAGGGTTTGGGGGATATGTGGAAATAAGGCCTAATTGTAATGATATTAAATAGGAAAACAATAGTAATATTATTATAAAAAGAAAAAGAGGAAGACCGAGAAAAAGTGAAGAAGTTATAAAGAAATCAAAGAGAGGAAGACCTAAAAAAGTAGGTAGAAAAAGAAAGAAAAAACTAAGTAAATATGTAATAGTCAATCATAAAAGAATACTTAGAACTACTTATAATAAACTCTTTGTAGAGCCTGTAAAACAAACTAAACTCGGTAGATACCATAAAGTACTATATGCTTATCATTATTTTAGATATTGTAGAAAAAATTGTAAAGAAAAACATAAAAGAGGAAATTCAATAAGTGAAAAAGAATTTTATAAACTTTTTAGTAGAGCTATTGAATTAATGACTGAAAGTTTATGTTAGTATCAATATCTTACCATACCTTATTTAGGAGAACTATCTATAAAACATAATAATAAAATCACTTCTAATGGTAAGTATAAAAAATGTATCAATTATCCTAAAACAGTGGATAGATTTTAGAAAACAGGAGAAAAGAAAGTAATATACTCTTATATAAAAAGAGATTATAAGATATGTTTTAAAGGTGGTACAAGACTATATGACAAACTAAAATTTAAGCCTTCAAGATTATTAAAAGATAAGATTGATGAATATAATGAAACACTTAAAAATGAAATTAATATATAATACATGCTATGGCTAATATAAGAGTTATTTTAGATAAATTATCCAGACATCCATTATTAAAGAGATTATCTTTAGATGCTGTAATTGATTATACAGTAGAATTTATGGAAAAAACAAAAGTACTTAAAGATTTGCAAGAAAAAGAAACTAATCTTGAAATAAATAAATATGTAGCATAGTTACCCTGTGATTTTTTTAAAATCAAAAGCATACATTATAATAATTATGAAATGCTTCCTTCAACTTCTATAAGAATAAATGATAAAAATGTTATTCCTACTTATAAAGTAGTAAATAGAAAACTATAGACTTCTATAGAAGAAGGAAATGTTACTTTAGAATATTATGCTATAGCAACAGATAAAGATGATTTACCGGTTATTCCTGAAAATTCTTTCTTTCAAAAAGCACTATATAGTTATATAAAGAAAGAAGAATTTTCAATTCTTTATGATTTAAGTGAAATAAAAAGAGATGTTTATGAAAATGCTTGTTAGAAATATGCTTGGGAAGTAGGATAGTATCAGAGCTCATAGCATGAATTAAATGACGGAACTATGTAGAATATAGCTAATATACAAAGTATGATTATTCCTGATAAGAATAGTTTTCATAAAGGTTATGGAAATATCAATAGATATTAGAAATTAATAGTTCATAACCCTTAAATCAACTAACCACCTATCCCCCAATTAACCCTAATTAATTACTGACATTATGTTAAAACAATAGCAATATATTATAAGAGGAATGCAAAGGGACGCTTCTCCAAGTAAGTTTAATAAAGAATTTGCTTATGAGAATCGTAATATTAGAATTACGTGTAATGATGATAATACATTACTGTCTTGTACTAATGAAAAAGGTCATTTACCTCTTACTCTACTTAATAGAACTCACGGATGGATTACTTAGCAGCATTATCTTCCAGGTAAATGTATAGGACAAAATGTATTGAATAACTATCTTACATTATTTACAAAAGAAAATAATACAGATAGAATATACAGATTACACATGGAAAATGATATAATGTATTATTATTTTTTATTTGAAGGTAATTTAGGATTTGATGAAAATTGTCCTATTGAAACTTTAGGAGTTTATGAATCCAAAGATATATAGAAAGTGTATTTTGTAGATGGTAAAAATCAGGCAAGGATGATTAATATTTCAGATTCTGCCATACGAAAAAATAACGTAATAAGAGAAAATAATCCTAAAGGAAGTATGCTTAATTTTGTTCCTTTCTTAGAACTTAATGAACAAATTAAAGTTGAAAAAATATATGGTTCAGGACATTTTTAGTCAGGAACTATATAGTATGCTTTTTCTTATTATAATCTTTATGGATAGGAAAGTAATATATTTCATGTAACTCCTATATATTACATTACCCATCCTGAAAGAGGAGCTGCTCCAGATGAAATATGTAATTGTGTATTTAAAATAGATATAAAAAATCCTGATAGAAGATTTGATTTCTTAAACATTTATTCGATTCACAGAGCTACTTACAATGGTTAGCCAACAGTTAAAAATGTAGGTCAAATATCTGTAAAAGATGTTATAAGTACCTTTTATGATACAGGTAAAATAGGAATGTTAGTTGATCCTACTTATTTATTATATGCCGGAGGAGAAGAATTAATTCCTTCAACTTTTGCATATAAAGATAGTACTTTATTTATGGGGGATATACATCTTAAGAGAAAATTTATTGATGTAAACTTTAAAAAACAACTTAAATCTTACCTAAATGAAATATCTTATGATACACAAAACGAATTATATTATATATATAATAAATATGAAATATTAAAGTAGAATAACATAAACAGTTCTTTATTTTCACTTAATCTTAATTCAAGATAGATTAAACATTTTAAATATCAAGATGCAGTAAGATTAGGATTATAGTTTTAGCATAAATCAGGTAAGTGGAGTGATGCAGTATATATAGGAGATTATATTATTAAAGCACCTATAAAAACTAATTATGAAAAAATAGATATACAAATACCGGAAATAAGATATAATAAATATACAAATACATAGTGGTTAAAAGATAATGATTATGTAAAAGTAAGGGCTGTAGTATCATTTCCTGAAGAATAGTCAAGATTAGTATTTACTCAAGGCGTACTTAATCCTACTATATTTAATGCTTAGGACAGATATTTAAATACTTGCTTTTCATAGTCAAGTCCTTTCTTTAGACCTTTCCCTTCATTTAAAGAGTTTAACTTTAAAAAAATTAGAAGATTTAATTTAGACTTAACTAATTTAGACAGTATAGAAGGATATATAGGAAAAGTTGATGGATCAGCTAAAAACAGAAAAAGTGTTCATGGATTTTATTCAGAGAGTGACGATGATTTCAGAAATACTTTAATAGAATTAAATTCATTTGGGAATTATCATTTAAGTAATAATGAGATAACCTCTTTAAATTTTGAAACTAATATTTCTGAAGGATGTAATTATAATAATTATACATAGAATTTAGCTACTTATGGAAGTCATATTTAGTTTAGACATAATGGAGAATTATATCCTAATTATAAAAGAGGATGTGAAATTCAAAATATGTACAACAAACATATCTATGAACATCATGTATTCGACATAAAGAATACTAATTTTGATAATGATTATTTTGAAGATGCTGGAAGAAGATTTATCGTACAAACATCAGAAAACTGTTATTTATATGATGTAAAAAATAAAAAAAAAGAATTAATAGATGAATTTGTACAAAAAAGATCACATAATTATTATGTTGATTCATCTATTATTACTATGAACTCTCCTGAAATTGATTTTAATAATAATTATAAATCTGTAACTTTTGAAGATTTAAATCTTAGAATAGTAGGTTATGTACCTTTAACAAGTAATAATTCTGATAGTTATATTGACTTAAAAGGTACTACTATGAATGTATAGAATACAGGATTACTTCCCTTTAATGTTAATTCTGAAAATATTAATATGATGGGGTGGAAAATGAAAGCTACTTCATTAGAATATCAAGACAGATTATTTAATATAGGAACTAATTATATAGGAAGTAATAGAAGAAGATTTGTTGAAATATATCATTGGAATAACTTACTAACTAAAAGATGGATTGATGATAATGGTACTGCCAAACCATTTAGAAGAAGAAATATTAGATTTGCTGGTGGAGATGATTTCCTAAAAAAAGCGTCAGTTCCTGTACCTAAACAAGCTTTTGACTTTAATCCTATATTCTTTACTTATAATTCAAACAGTCCTTATTATGGTGATGCTATTTATAGATAGAGATCACCCCTTATAGGAAGCAAGATTATTTTGTTTAATAGAGAAAGCGGAATATATACATTAACTGATATATTATTTCCTTCAGATGACTTTAGAACAGTAGTAAATTACATTAATTCACAAGCATTCAGTGCTGCTATCAGTGTTCCTAATAGCAATTGGATTGAATATGATCCTAATCCTTAGGAAGGAGGAGGTGACGGTAATCTTGCTACATTTCAATCTCAAGTAGAAACTACTGTAGGAGTAATACTACTTCCTGATGATGATTCTGGATGGAATAGCAAAAAAGAAAATGATACAAATAAAGAAGAAATTGATTTAAGATTTATATTTCCAGTATATCCTTTTCATTCAAATTCCTCTTTACTAAATGATATGAGAGGTAAAGGAGAGGCACATTCATTTCTTAATAAAAAAATATTAACTAATGCAAGAAGATCATCCAATACTGCTTATTTTAATTATGAATATATTAATAATTATGGAAAACATGTATGTGATCTACCTGTAATAGATAATCAGTTATGGAATGATGAAGGACAAATTTTACTTAAATTAAAAAGTCCTAATGATATAAAAGACAAATATAATTGGTTAATCTATAAAGGTAATGTAGATACAGTTAGTGTAATGGGTTCTGATAATTCTGCTGATTATGTGGGATATGGAGTAAGCGATGTTATTTAGCAGATAGATAATTATGTGGAAGGAAGTACAGATAAAGGAGATTTATCCCATGTACTTTATAGACCATTAAATGATGTAGCTATATAGGATAGCAGATGGAATTTAAAGGATGGTTATCATTTTAAGGCTATTGAAGGTAGATTGTTTCCCATAAAAGGTAAATATCCTTTATGTATATCAAAAAGATATTTAGAATTTTCTACTAATATATTAAGATCGGAAGACCCGCATATTAATGATTCTTCTTTAGAGAACTCATTTCAAAATAATATTATACAAAGTCAGTCTTCCATACTTGAAACATTAGCTTCGGTAAGAGTTAATAAAAGATGGGGTAATAATGGTAGGAATGGTGGTGATATGTATGCTAAAAGAAGTGCTCAGTATTGTTATACGGATGGTGTAGGAAGAACACCGCACTTAAATTTAGGAGACGGCTTAATATCAAATATCTTATATAGTAATAAACCTGTATAGATTAAATATAGATCAAATCCTCATATGGTATCCGTATTAGATACTAAAGAGCATAAACAATTTACTCTTCCTTCAATTATAAATAATACCAATGAGGTTTCCGTATGGTCTAATGAAAGTGTAACTTTTGGAACACATTTACTTGCTAATTATCCTGAAGACATTGAAAACAGTGTAACTAATTTCTTTACTTTTTGGGATGATAAATATAAAGGAATAGATAAAAAATATATTAATGTTTCTTAGGCTATTAGTGAGACTTCAGAATTAGCCGATCCTTCTTTAGGTTATTCAATTACTGATGTAATAAGTAGTTTTAATGGAGAAGAATGGGAATTTGATCATATAAAAACTATTGGTTATGGCTATTTATGGATGGGTGAATATTATAGAGACCTCCCACATAAACTATCAAATTTATTTGGTGGAGACAGTGAAGAGGCGTTAGCTAATAATAAATGGTATGTTGCAGGAGACAGTGAAAATATTAAAGATGGATTAATAGAATGCACTTTTAAAGAGGGGGATACTTATTATCAAAGATATGAGTGTTTAAAGACTGTTCCATTAAGTGAAGAAGATCAGAATAAGATAGTAGAAATATTATCTTTTATGGTAGAAACAAGAGTTAATATTGATGGTAGATATGATAAAAACAAGCATTCAATGAAGAATACAATAGTTAGAAATACTAACTTTAATTTAATGAATTCAGCCTATAATCAACAGGATAATTTCTTTCCTATATTTTACCATAACAGTAGTTTATATGACACTTCACATTTTCCTTCATAGCTTATTATATCAAAAATTAAAAATCCAGGTGAAACTATAGATACTTGGTGTAATATAACTTCAGCTAATACTTTAGATTTATTAGGAGATAAAGGAGATATTAAAGCTATTAGAAAGTTTGGAGATGCTATATTTGCTTTTCAAGATAGAGCTATTGCACATATACTATTTAATGAAAGAGTTTAGATACCTGTAAGTGATGGTGTACCTGTAGAAATAAGTAATGGTGGAAAGTTACAGGGATATAGATATATTAGTGATAAGATAGGTACATCTAATAAATGGTCTATTAAAGATACTCCTAAAGGCATTTATTTTATGGATAATATGAACAAATCTTTATGTAGATATACTAATACCATAGAAAATTTATCGGAAATAAAAGGATTTGAAAGTTATATGAACTCTTTATATAAAGGTAATCATAGACATAATAAATCATGGATACCTTTTAATGGATAGCCTAATACTTTTATTACTTTTTATGATAGTATATTAGGAGATATTTATTTTCAAAAAGAAGATGAATCATTATGTTTTAGTGAATAGATGGATAATTTTATGACTTTCTTTGATTATAAAGAAGTGGCTTGGATGGGTAATATATCTGATAATTTAATAGCTGTAAAAAATTTTGAAGACAGAGTATAGTTATATAATTGTCATAAAGATAAACATTGTAGCTTCTTTAAATAGTGGGATTATAATACTAATACTTATATAGAAGATAATCATGATTTTTCAGTTTGTATATTAGCTAATCCTGATATGCCTTTGGATAAAGTATTTGATACTTTAGAATGGAGGGCGGATAGTTATAATGAATAGGATGAATTAATACATAATGAAACATTTAATACTATTATAATAGAGAATGAATATCAAAAAGCCAAATCTATATTATAGTATAAACCTTATGGAAAATCAAATCTTCAAAAGAAATTCAGAGTGTGGGGAGCTACTATACCAAGGAAAAACTATATGGAAAGAATAAGAAATACTTGGGCATATATTACTTTAAAACATAATTATACTTTAGGTTATCCTAATAAGAAAATAGAATTACATGATATTGTTTTATCATATACTGTATAATAACTTATAATAGATTACCACTATGAAAAAACTAAATAAAGGTAAGAATATAAAAAATATAAAAGATACTTTCCACAATAACCAAAACAGTTTTAAGTTTGGTGGAATAGCTAATGTAGGAGTACAAGCTACTGGAGATATTATGACAGGAACTAATGGTAGTTTTGCCGAAACAAAAGGATATGAAAATTAGTTTAATCAAGAATTAAATAATATAAGAAGTCAATCATTAAATAATCTTGAATTTAACAGTACTTCAGATATTATGAATTATAATTTATCTCCTGTAAGTTATAATGAACTTGATCCTATTAGTAATGATAAATTCTTTAAAGATTATTTGGCTAATGGACTTAAAGGGGCTTAGACAGGTTCAGCAGCCGGTCCTTGGGGAGCTTTAATAGGAGCTGGAGTAGCATAGATTAAAGGAGGATTATTTAATTGGTATAATAGAAACAGAAATAGAAAGTTTAATGATAAATTAGCAAGTGAAGCTAATTATATCAATCAGTTAAATCGTAAAGTATATGATAGAGAAATACAAGATTTTAAAATAAATCAAAGTATGAATGAGCTTCTTAATATAGCTGCTTTAGGAGGAAAATTAGATATAAAAGATAAAGATATGAATAAAGAAAATAAATTACCCGATGATTTTAATAATGGTGTAACTGTTATTGAAAATGGTGGGACACATGAAAATAATCCTTTAGGAGGAGTGCCTTAGGGAATAGGAAGTAATGGTAAACAGAATGTAGTAGAATAGGGAGAAGTTAAATATAATGACTATGTATTCAGTAATAGAATAGTTGCAGATAAACTCCTTCTTAAATAGTTAGGATTAACTGATAAATATGAAGATTCTACTTATGCTTACATAGCTGATAAACTATCAAAAGAAAGTGAAGAAAGACCTAATGATCCTATTAGTATAAGAGGACTTGAAAATACTTTAGGTAAATTAAGGGCAGCTTAGGAAATGTAGAAATTAAAGATTGAAGCTAAAGAAAGAGGTATTACTGTATAGTAGTTGATACAGGAAAAAGTTAATCAGGCAATGGAATAGAGTGACACTAATCAAACTAATGAAGAAACTATAGATAATACTGAAAATCAAAATACATTTGCTTCTGGTGGAGACACTACTAAAGGATTAAAGTATGATCCTAATTTAGGGTTTATGATTCCCGAAATTACTAAAGAAGCTCCTTATATTAATAGGAAACCATATTATCTTCCTGTAGATTACAGTAATATAAATTCATTAGTACCAAACCAACTTACAACAAATCCCCCAACCACCCAACCTTCAAAATTATCGAACTTAAATAATACTTTATAGGCATATGTAGATAAAGTTAATACTAATAAATCAAATTCTACTATAAATGATAATAAAGTTAATGTAGGAGATTTAACTTCATTACTTAGGTATGCTCCTGTATTAGCAAGTATGAATGCTTTAGTTTCTTAGTAGAAACCTAATTATAAATATGCTAAAATAGCAGGAGAAGCAGGTACTACCATATCTCCTAAAATTAATAGTACTTATAGCCCTTTTAAAGCATTAAGTACTTACGAACCTGTGAATAAAATATTAGCTAATAGTTAGGCAACCGATAGAAATATTATAAATACAAGTGGAGGAAATAGATATGCTGCTACAGCAGGATTACTTTCAAATGCTTATAATACTAATAAAGCTATAGGAGATGTATATAATAAAGCTGAAGAATATAATTATAACAGATTATTAGATACTATACAAAGAAATAATGCTTTGAAACAATATGAATCAAATCTTAATTTTTATGCAGATTAGTATAATTCAAGATTATAGTAGAGTAGAGATATGGCTAAATTAGGTATTATGCAGTAGATTGATAATGCCTATAATTAGGCAAAAACAGCTAATCTAAACAACTTAACTTAGAATCTGTATAATATAGGAGAAGAAGCATATACTGCTAATCAAATAAAAAGTAATCCTGCTTTTTATTATGATTTAAATCCTTTTACAGGAACATAGAGATATAAGAAAGACAGAGTTAAAACAAGTAAACAGTAATAATAGTATAATTATTGATTAGTATGATAAATTATAATCCTATAAATACAGTAGTATTTAAGCCAAGAACTTATTAGGAATTGGCAACTCCTATTATGCAGGCTACATAGGCACATCAAGATATAGAGAATCAATTGGCTGATTTAGCAATGAAATCAGGTTAGTGGGAACATGTTTTATCAAAAGAAGATGATCCTGAAACTTATTTAAAGTATAATAACTATATAAAAAGATTAAATGAATCTATAGAATAGTTATATTAGAATGGATTAAATCAGGCTTCAAGAAGAAATTTATTAGATTCAAGATAGAGGTATTCTACAGATATTCTTCCTATAGAAACTTCATTTAAAAGAAGAAAAGAATACTATGATGAGCTTAGAAAAATGAAGGCTCAAGACCCTACTGTAATGACTAATTATAATAAGTTAAGTATAGATAATCTTATTAATAATCCTGATTTTAATCCTTAGTATCTTAGTGGAGCTAAAGTAACTGCTTTAGTAGAAAATCAAGCTAAGAAATTAGCTAATGAATTAAAAAGTAAACCAGGACAACTGCTTCCTACTGATAATAAATATTTCTTGATGGAATATATTAAAAGAGGATATAGTGCAGATGAAATTGCTAAAGTAATTATGAATGATGAAAAAGCAAGTCCTATACTTAAAGGAATAAGAGATAATGTATTAAATAGTTTAGGTATAAATGAATGGTCAAGTATAGATAATACTTGGGATAAAGATACCTTTACTAAGAGTATAGGAAATTATGCCGACAATGGTTTATATGCTGCTATAGGTAATGAAGATTATAAGTTACATCAAGACCCTTATCAAATGGCATTATTAAATGATTGGTTAGATTCAAGAAAACAGGCAAGACAATTAGCAAGACAATCAAACAGTAGGGGTAGAGGAAATAATAATAACAATAATACTGAACCAAAAACATTTGAATTTATATCTAAATTTCATACCCCTAAATCAGCTAATGCTAAAGATATTTATGATAAATGGAAAAAGCTGACTAAGTATGAAAAATATCTTGAAAATATAGATGATAATACTTTTAATAGGGAAGTAAGTGGAAAAGGTAAAGCAGATGCTTATAAAAAGAGTTTAACCGAAACATTAAAAGAAAAGCATCCATAGACTTTAAGTAAAGCAGCTTTTGGATTAATTCCTGTAATAGGTGGAGTAGGAACAGCTATCAATTAGGGATTACCTATATTAGGTACTTCTATAGATTATGTATTAAATAGTGGAAATACTACATCACTTAATGCTAAAAGAGAATTTGGACAGGCTACTAATGAACAAATGGGTGGAGGATTACATTCAGAAAGACAAAGAGTATTATATAATATCAAACAAAAGAAGAAAGAACTTCAACTTCCTTTTGGTAAAGATTTTGATATGAATAATTTAAAAGATATGAAAGAATTAGCTATTTATGATGATCATTATAAATTAAATGCTGAAACATGGAATGAAGATTTTGGTAAATCCATAGCTTCAAATTTATTAGTACATAATCAAAAAGATAGAGATAATAAAACTTCTTCAGGAGTATATTTAATAGAAAACGGTAAAAAGAAATCTCCTGTATCTACTAATAATATTGTAAAAGAATTACATAACAGTAAAATTATGGGAGTAACTATTAAAGATCAAAATAATATATTTGTATCAATAGCGAATAAAGAAGGAACAGTAAAAGATTATAGCCTCCCTGTTGAAGGAGTATCATCAGCTCCTATAGAATTAATAAGATTAATGAGTAAAGGATTTGATCCTAATTTAACTCCTGATGATAGAAATATTAATATAAATCAAGCTGCTAAATTAATGGTGGGAAATACTGTTTAGAATTATAATTTTACTGAAGCTAATAACAAACAGTTTGATGTTATGAACATTTCATTGACTACAAATGAAAAAACAAATATTATTTATAATTATTTATCCTCGACAGGGTAGTCAGATGAAGATATTGATTATATAATAAATAATCTTACAAATGATTAGATTGATTAGATTGTAGGACAAATAATAAGTAGTTCAAATAATTAAAATAAGAAGCAATGGATAGAAGAACAATGAATCTTACAGATCATATCAATAAAATAACAGGTTTTGAAGGAAGGGAAGAATTAGATATAGATAAATTAATTGACAGTCAGGATAAACAATATAAAAATAACAGTTATCTTGAAAGTCTTAAACTAACTAAAAGACCCTATCAAAGCGTTCTTAAAGAAAATAATTTAAGAGAAAATGTTCCTATAGAAGTTGAGGGTTATGGTAATTCAGTTTATGATGAAAATATTACTTTACCTTCATAGCTTAGCAATATTAATCAAGTAAGATATGATTCTTAGAATGGACTATTATAGTTAGGAGCAGGTATAACTAAAGCAGGAATAATAGGAGTAACTACATGGCTTGATGGGATGGTGGGTACTGCTGTAGGAGCTATTTAGGCTATAGGAGACGAATTATATTCAGATGAAGAACTTGAAAGATTAAATAAACAGGGAAAAGAATAGGGAGTTCCCGAACATTTAAGGAGGAGAAGAGCTGAAGGAGTAGGCGATTTTTTTGGTAAAATATTTAATGGAAGTAATCTTGTATCTTATAAACTGAATGAACTTAATAAATGGTCTGAAGAAGCTCTTCCTGCATATAAAAGTGAAGAATATCTAACGAATGAAGCTGAAGGAAGATGGGATAAAAATGTATTCAGTACATCTTTTATAGGAGATAATCTTATAAAGAATATGGGATTTATGGTAGGTGCAGGATTATCTGCTAAAGGTGTTTCTTCAGTAGCTTCAAAAGCACTTGGACTTAATAAAGCAAGAAATGCTTTTAAAGGTGCTGTAGCTTTATTGGATAAAGGATTAGATGCTGAACAAACTTATAAAGCATTATTAAATAGTAAAGGAGTAATAAATGGTGTAAAACTTACTGACGAATTAGCTAAACAAGCTAAAATAATTCATACAAAAGGATTAATTACAAGTACTGTCGGAAGTATAGCTGGAGCTATAGGAGAATCAAGAATTGAAGCAATAGATGGTTCAGAAGAATGGGCTAATAATGCTATACAAGAACTTGAAAACTCTAAAGAAGATATGATGTTTAAAGAACTTCGTAATATGCAGTAGAACAATCCTGAATACTTTGATGAATATGATAATATAACTGATGAGGGTAGAGAAGCTATTAATAATAGAGTATAGGAATAGTATAATTCAGCACTTGAAAAAATACAAAAAACAAGAGCTTAGATAGCTAATCAGATATTTATAGGTAATGCAGCATTATTATCTGTAGGAGATTTTTTATAGTGGGGTAAATTTCTTAGAGGAGGATTTAATGTGCCTAAACAAACTAATCATATAGTAAAAAAATTAGCTGATGGAAAGTATCAAATATAGAAAACAGGATTATTAAAAGGAGCTGGTAAAATATTAAAAAACTCTTTAATTGAAGGTCATGAAGAAATGACTTAGGAGGTTATTAAAAATAGTTCACAATATTTTAATAATGGAGTACTAAAAGATTTTACTGGACTTGATTTATCTCCAGAAGGATAGGATTCTGCCGATAATATACTCAGTGCTTATATAAAAGGAATGAATAATGTATGGAGAAATAAAAATAATTATCAGAATTTCTTCATAGGAGCTATCAGTTCTATGATAGGTATGCCTTCAATAAGACTATCTAAAAATAAAAATATTCCTTTACCTACATTTGAAGGTAATATATATAGTAATATTAAAGAAATAGTTTAGGAGAATAAGGATAAAAAAGAAATAGAAACATAGTTAAATAACTGGGTAAATAACTCAAAAACTAAAGAATATCGTGATGGAATGATTCGTCATATTTCATTAGCATAGAGAATGGAAGAAGCAGCTATTCAGGATGACAAAATGGGGTATGAAACCCTTAAACATGCACAAAATGTAAGTGATGCTATTATGTTTGATAATGTAGACAGACTTGATGATTATAAAAGTAATATTCAAGCTATGTAGAATCTTACTGATGAAGATATTGAATATATTAGACAAATTAAAACAGATAATGGAACATTATTATATGACAGTAAAACATCTGATGAATAGATAAGAGAGGAATTTAAAAGTAAATCGGAAGGTATTTTATAGGATATAGACAGTTATGTGAAAGCTAATCAATCATTAGAAACTTTAGCTTCTTAGTTATCAAAAGAAGAAAAAGAATTGTTAGTTTATAAACAGAGTTTGGTAGATAATCTTGAAAGAAGAAGAAATGAATTAATTGACAAAGTAAATATATAGTTAGATGATATTACTAATAAAGATACGGAAGAAGCAATAATAATAAAGGAAAGTGATATTTATAGAAATAGAGATGTAAGTATTCCTAAAATTTTTCTATTAGGTAAATTAATAGAAAATAAAAAAACTAAACAGGCTATAGCAAAATCTTTAAATCCTTTTGAAGTATAGGACTTAATAAAGAATTATTCAGATTTTATATAGATAGAAAACAATAGAAAAAAACTAATAGATGATCTTTTTAAATCAATTAATAATATTGATTCAGTTAAAAAAGAGGTACAAAAAGTAAGAGAAAATAAAGAAGAAGAATAGAATAAAGTAGCTTCTAAAAAAATAACAGAACAAATAAATCAAACTAATGATAAAGAAGAAAAGAAAAAAATAATAGATGATGCTCCTATAGATATAATAGAATAGATTGATGAAGAAGATTTAGGGCCTGCCGAACAATTAGCATTAAGAAGAAAAAAAAGAATAGATGAAGAAAATAGTTTTATACCTAAAGAAAATGAAAGATTAGATATTGAAGGATACTCAGATGAACATTTAGTATCAAATTTTCATGTTAAAGCCCTTAAAAAATTAATAAATTCTGAAGATGCTAATATAATAGCTAATAATAAAGAAGAAATAAGAGATTTTCTGTATAAAGCAGGTTATAATCCTGATCTTATAGAATAGAATTTAGATATGATATAGAAACTATTAAAGAAAATAGTAGATAAAGCGGCTCTTTCTTTATAGGCTAATGATATGCTTAAACAGTAGGATATAGAAAATGAAGCTAAAAGATAGGAATAGGAAGAAGAAGAATTAAAATCAGAAGTCGAAAAAACTGCCGAAGCACTTGAAAAAGCTGAAAAACAAGAAAGAGAAAGATTACAAAAAGAAATTGATGATATAGTAAGAAGTAATCCTACTTTAGGAGAAAAAATAGATGGGGAAAATATAATCTTTGAAGAAGAGGAGGAGTTTGATTAGGTTGGTAATATTTCTAATCAAATGGAAGAATAGAAATCACTTAACCTAAGAATAGGATTATCAAGAAATAGTTTAGATAGGGAAGGTTATGAATCACTTAGCGAAGCATATAAAACAAGATAGATTTATGAAAACTTAGATAGCTTAGATTTAAATGATTAGGAAATATTTATTTTTACCGATGGATTTACATTAGCTAAAAATGAAGAGGGTAAATATGTTCCTGTAGAAACCCCTAATAAGATTGAAGGAGATTATTTCAGTAAAGAAACTATTAAACCTACTATATGGATAGCCACAGAAATTAATGGTAAAATATATTATTTAGGAAGTATAAATGTAAGTAGCCTTGAAAAAGTTGATCCTTATTTTAAGGGTAAAGTAAAAGAGTTATTCGATAACTTTAATGAAGGAAGAAAAGAACATAGAGTTACTTTTAAAAAAGATGAAGTATAGATCACTCCTATAGTAAGATACCAAAATAGTATTGAAGAAAAAGTAACTACTAAAGAAGAATTATCATCCTTAACTAAAGATAATCATCCTCCTATACTTACAGTAGTTAAAGGAGCTAAATTTGTAGGATTAAAGAAAGAACATAAAAGAACTCCTATTAAATTTAGGGGTAAAACAGGTAGGGAAGGAGCAGTATATTTATGGTTATATGATAAACATTCGGATAAATATGTTCCTATATTAATGAGAAGAAGAAGTACTAATGAAGTATTTTCAAATAATGAAACAGCTTTGGAAGACTTAAAAAACAGTTCTTTATTTAAATCATTTAGAAATGCTTTTGATACTTCATTTAAGAAATTCTTAACTGATTCAGCTACTAAAAGAGATAATAAATTATATATAGATAACTTTAAAGCATTGATGGATAAACTAAATCAAATCTTTGTTTTAAAAAGTGATGATCCATCAAGAAGAATAAGAATTTCTTATTCTAATGAGCCTAATGTTCCTAATACAGGATATTTAGTTATAACTAATGATACTAAAGGATAGGATAAATTCTTAGTTCCTACTATGTCTTTTACAGTAAATAAAGATGGTAATATATCTAATTATGAAGAGTTAGTAGATAATGTATTAAAAGCTATACTTACTATTAATCCTTTAATGTAGGTATCTAATAATGAAATACTACTTAATAATAACAATGAATCTTATTTAAACAGATTAGTAGAAACAGGTGTATTGACTACTAATCTTGAAAATGGGTTACAGGTAGAAGAAATTTATTTATCTTTGCAAGACAAACAAAAGAAAGAAAAAAGAAAAGAACAAATTAAAAAAGAAAATGAAAAGATAGATAAACTTTATGGTAAAATAAATAATGAATCTACTATTAATGAATCACAAGAATCATAGAAAATCAAAGACTTTTTAAATAGTGATAAATATGAAGGAGATTATGATATATTTCATGAAGCCTCCTTTTTAATATCTATGATGAAACCTGTAATGTTAGAATTAGGTAAACCTTTTACAGTTGAAAATATAGAATTACAGGATAAAGGAAAATGGGGAATATATAATTTAACCTTAGATACAAAAGGATAGTTAAATATAGAATATATAAAACCTGTAGATGAATCTATAAGTGGAACATTAACTACAGAAACAACTTAGAACTTATCCCCCCAACCCCAACAACAAACAAATACATCTACCGAAGAAAGTACTGTAAAAGATAAATCGAATAATAAACCTATAGAAAAAACAGATGAAGAATTATCTTAGGAGTTTGAAGATTTATTCGGTGAAGAATCATTAATACCTATAGTTTCAACTGCTTTAGTAGAATAGAAAATCAAAGAAGAAAGCAGTGATAATGAAGATAAGAAAGGTGGAAATTAGGGGGTAGGTTCTTAGCATAAAGAAGACCATATAACTAATATATCAGAAAAGATGAGTGAAATTAAATTTAATTCTATAAGTAAAAATAAAGTTGTTATATCTACTAAATATTTTGATATTGAAAATAATAATGGAAATACAAGTATTATATTAAAAGAAAATATTAATCTTACTAATGAAACTAAATAGAAAATAGATTCAATATTAAAAGAAATATCTTAGACAGATATGTAGAAATTATTAAGTAACAATGTAAATAAAGAAAAAATAAATATAGAATAGAAATTAAATACACTTATTCAAGATATTGAAAATTATAAATGTTAATTATAAATTAAATATTATATTATGGCACAATGTATAACCATAACTAATGAAGATTATAATAAAATATCTTCAATATTTAGTAAATACAATTTGAATATATCTAAACTTACTGCTTAGAAATTAGTAAGTATGATTATGACAGAAAAGAAAGAACTTTTTAATGATAATAATTTACCTTCAGAAAGAGAGTTACTTAACTTTTATTATAATCATAATGCCTTTCAAAAAGAGGTTATTCCTATTAAGGGTTATATAAAACTTAATAAACAGGAAGAAATAATGCAGCTGAGAGATACTAATGCTTATGAAGCTATTAAGTACTTAGCTACTAAAGATTCTATGTATAAACCCTTATTTGAATTACTTTCAAAAGAATCTTTTAAAGATTATTTTTCAGCTATTGATTTTAATATTATATCTCCTGAAAGATATTCTGGATTTTATGATAATCCAAGACATAGAGGATTTGGATAGGGTAGATATGAAGCAGTGTCTTCCTATTCAAAAGGAGGTAATGGTGTAATTACTATTAATGGTAATTATAGTTATTCATCTATGGAAGGAATATATCATACTTTAGCTGAAGAAATTATACATGCAGCTACTGTAAATGCTCTTAACTGGGAAGAAAACAGTGATATTAAAAAGGGATTTGAATAGATTATTAATGTATATAACAATTATTCAAAAGATAAATTCTTTAAGAGGTTTGAAGGAGATAATTATGTAGAAGAATTTATAGCGGCAGTATTTCATCATCCTGAAATTGCACAAAGATTAAATGAGATAAGAGATGAAAAAAGCAAGACATTTTGGGAGAAAATTAAAGATTATTTTAACAGAATCTTTAACAGTATATTTAAAAAAATGTCTGGAGAAGAAGTAAAAGATGATTCTTTACTTGCAAGATTTGGTTCAGGATTATAGTTTTTATTTGATAATATAGAAAATAAAGGAATAGTAAAATTAGCAGGTAAAACATACAATAAAAATAAAGATTATGCTGAAAATGCTATTGAAAGAATTAAAGAAGTTCTTTTGGAATATGGTATTAAGAATAACCAAAATCAAAATAAAGCTATTATAAAAGAAGGAGATACTTATACTGCTAATGCTCATATTATATATGAGGAATTTATTAACAGTGCATTTAATAAAACTGAAAAAGGTATTTATCCTCTGTCATTCTTTTTAGGTAATCTATCAAGAAAACAAATATTTAAAAATGTATTTGATTATGTAAACTTTCTTATAGGTAAAGAAGATGCTCTTTAGGATATATCCGAAAAACTTTCTTATGAAGAAAGGTAGAATATGGCTACTGTATAGGCATTAATTTCTTCAGAAAGACTTTAGGGAGATACTCAAGATTTACTTTAGGCTTACAAATTTATTAATAGTATAAATAGTTTAGATAATATTTATACTCCTAAACAACAAAGACAAATCAGTAAGTCTATCTTTAATATGTTTGAAAAGAAGGTTCAAGCTATTTTAGAAAGTGAGTTGGAAGAATATCAAAATAAAATAGATAATGCTGAAAAAGATAAAGACAAAAAAAGATTTCAAAAAATCTATAATAAGTTATCTCCTGCCAATATAATTCAATATAGGGGAGTAGACCCTATTCTTCAAAGTATTAAGAATGATTTAATATCTGCATACAGTAAGAAAATATATCTTATTGATTCTATAGGATCATATACTACAGATAAACAGGAAAGAGTAAAATTATATAAAGAAGCTATTTCTAAAGATAATATTCAAGATGCAGATATACCTGAATTTCTTAAAAGAACTATTCTTTACAACAAAGAAAACTATGAAAATATTATTAATAGCTTTGAAACATTAAAGTTATATACTTATCAAAATATTAAATATATCTATGGTGGAAATCTTAGGATAACTAATAATCCTATTAATGAATTAGATGAACAGGGTAAAGAAGATATTGATAAAGAAACACAGACTAATGAATCTTTTAGGGTAAATTTTTTAACAGTTTCAGCCTATGATAATCTTACAGAAAGAGTAAGAAAACTATTATTTACTATTCCTGAATATCGTTTTAATGGTATTACTTATGAACCTATGATTGATATGTTAGGTTATCCTTCACATATTAATTCAAGTGTAGCTTATAAAGTAATTCTTGATACAGTATATGATTCATATGATATTAATGATATGATGTTTAAACTTGAATAGTTGTCGAATAGAAAAGGGGGTAATTATTATTGGGTAAAATATATCATTGATAAGCTGAATAATGATTAGGATTTATAGAAATAGTTTTATAAAAACTTTAGAAAAACATTATAGAATTATGTAGTTCAGATAGTAAAGAATGGAGTATTAATAAGTCAATCTGCTAATAAATCTATTGGTGGTAAGTTTAAAGCTTTAGATATACAAAATAATATAGTTACAGGGTAGCAATTTGCTGGTGAAGACACCGTATATAATAGTGAAGGTATTATAGAAGTAGAAAAACTTGATAATATTTACTTAAAAGTAAATGAATTATTAAGTGATTATATACAATAGGGAGAATCTGTAGAAGCATTATGGGAATTTTTAAATAATGAAGAGAATAGAGATAAACTTGAATTATGTTTTAAAGCTGTAGGAGTTTTAATGAATGTAGATCAGTTAATCTATAACTTACAACAATAGTCCGATCCTTCAAAAGTATTTAGTGAAATACTTGAAAGATTAAGTCATATTACTAATAGTTCTTCCTATTATAATAAGAATAAAGATACTTTTGAACTAAATAAATTATGGGAAAATAATGTAGGAGCTTATACAAGAATAGCTCATTTAGTTATTGATTAGGAAGCCACTTCATTTGATCCTTCAGTAAGACAACAAAATAAAACTTACTATGGATATACTGAATCTTCTTATTTTGATTCAGTAATAAGAAACTTAAAGAATTTATATAGAAACACTGTTGAAAATAATAAAGGTATAAACTATCATCAAAGAGCGTTAGATTATATAACTAAACATTTCCTAAATGTTCCTTTCTTTAGTATATAGAAAAATAAAAAACAATTCATTTTATCAAGATGGATTAGAGAACTAACGGAAAACAGTGAAGAAGGACAAGATTTAAGAGATAACTTAAAAATCAACACTATTATTTCACATAACAGAAAAGATTTTAGTGATTTGGATGATGTGGAAAGAGTATTATTATAGCTTGCTGAATATTTTAATAGCGGAAATAAAGATGAAGCTAAATATGCTAATTTTGTATTACCTGCATTAGGTGATGCCTCATAGCCAAGAAGTATTACATTTAAAAGAATAAATGATATTTAGTAGGGAGATAGAGTAGTAACTACTAAAGAACAAATAATTCAGGAATTAATTAATACGGTAATACAAGAAATTAATCGTATTAATCAGACTAATCAAATTGAAGGATTGGATATAGCATACTATAAAAATAATGCTGCTAAATTTGTATTTTTCCCATAGCTTAATAAAACCATAAAAGAAATATTATCAAAAGAAGAAATTGAATCTTTAGGACTTACTAAACATCAAGATAAAACTGTACTTGAATTAAAAACTAAAGAGAAATCAACATTCTTAATTCAATTCTTTGATAATTACTTAACCAAAGGATATGAAAAATGGGATAATACATAGAAAGAAAGAGGATTATATGACAGTCCTAAGTTTCAAGCTATCAAACCTACTTTAGGAAACCTTGAAAATTTCTATTATAATTATGTGTTTGCTTAGACATAGTTACCACAGCTTTTAATTACTGATTTAGCATTTGTAAAAGACCCTATAGATTATCAAAAGAGATTAAAAGCTACTATTAATGGTATAAGTAGTTCAGATACTTCTTCTTATTTTTCTGATGAAGTAAACGGAGTAAAGAAAAATAATGAAATGTCTGTAATTACTCTTAGTGATGTTAAAGTAGATACCAATACTTTCCTTAATTCTACGGGAGTAATTAGAGCGTTAAAAAGAAATCCTAAACTATCAGATATAGATATTCGTAATATATTAAGTAAGTTTAAAGGTATTACAGCTACTGATGGACAATCTTTTGTTACTCTTGATTTTATTAAAAAGATAATGCAGTCTGATGGTGAATGGACTGATATGATGTAGCAAAGTTATGATAATCTTGTATCAGGAAACTGGGATATGAATGACTTTGATTAGTTCTATCAGGCAAGAAAAGCTATGTATAATGGAACTAATGTTCATGAGTTTACTTTAAAAGATGGGACTAAAACTACTATTAGAGTACCTTCATATCATAAATATTCAGAGTATGTTTTACTTGCAATGTATGGAGCATTTTCATAGACAGTACTTGGTGAAAATAGTTCTATGTCAGCTATTAATAAATTTATGGTTAAGAATAACATAGATTTATGTATGTTTGAAAGTGCCGGTAAAACAGGTAATCAAAAAGTAGTGGATATTAGTGGGTTTGAAGAATTATCAGAGGATGAAAAAGAAACATTCCTTAATGATAAAATTCTTAAAACTAATCAAATCAAATTAGTTAGTATGGATAATTATGGTATGTAGTAGTCAAATCCTGAACACTTATATGATAACCATAGAGAACTTAGTACACAGTTAAAAAGAGCTATTATAAGTAATATTCCTGAAGATGCGGAATTTACTTTATAGAATGATTAGAAATTAAATAAACAATAGTTTGTAGAATTATATTATGCTACTTTATTATCGGAAAAAATAGATAATTACACAGCTAATTATGATAAACTGACTGATATGAATGCTATGTCTAAAGAATTAATATCTTAGGCACTTAGTGATAAAGAATCTTCTATTGACGATATTAAAAAACTGACTTATAATCCTTCTACAGGAAACTTTGCTAATCCTGTAGGTGAGCCTCTTAGTGGTTCAAAGTTTATGTCTAAGTATTGTTCATTAGTAAGAAATAAAGTTGTACCTAACAGTACTGAAGGAGGATCAATTGTTCAAATAAGTAATTTTGGATTTATAAAAGACAAAAATTTACAGGTAAAATATAAAGAGGGACAAAATAAATCCATTGAAAATATAGAATATATAGGATGTTATATGCCTATGTATACTAAGAAATTATTTGAGAAATATATGGATGATGAAGGTAATGTAGACATAAATAAGATGCCTGATAATGTAAAAAAATTAGTAGGTTATCGTTTACCTTTTGAAGATTTTTACTCTTTACTTCCTCTTAAAATAGTTGGATTTTTACCTGAATCTTCAGGTTCTTCCATTATAATGCCTGCCGAATTACTTGCATTAACAGGCTCTGACTTTGATATTGATAAATTATATTTAGTAGTACCTTAGTTAAATAATGAAGGAGATAGAGAAGAGTATGAAATAAATATGAATGATTTACAGGAAAGCATTCTTAATATGACTAAAGGACAAAGAAATAACCTTTTACTTGATTTAATCTATTCAAGAGCTACTCATCCTACTTCATTGGAAAGAATGCTTAACGGAGGTGAATTTGAAGATTTAAAAACTACTTCATTACTTACTTAGATTCGTAAAATTCCTAATATAGATAATATATTAATGAAAAAATGGAATATAAGTAAGGTATCTCATTTATATAGAAAATTATATTCTTTAGAACAGGATGAATTAAAAAGTATATTAAATGAATATAAAGAACCTATTGATTGGTTTGACCCTGAAACATTCATTTATTTTAATAATTTAAATCATGCAGCTGCTGTAGCTATTGCTACTTTTGCTAATGCTAAAAGTAATGCTCACTTACTTCCTGATTATATTCCTCATGAACCTTTAAGTATTAATATGGGTAAAGAAAAGATAGATAAAGTACTATCAGAATCAAAAAACCCGAAGATGATTGTTAAAACTAATGATGGAGAAGTTCCTTATTGGTTTACTATTACTGAAACAGTGGATAAAAACGGTAAAGTAGATTCAAAAACTCATATATTCAGTGAGATTAATGTTCCTGAATCTTCAGATATATCAAAATATAAAAACACTGTACATGCTCTTGCAGAATTAATCTCAGCTGCTGTAGATGCTGTAAAAGACCCTGTATTGTCATTCTTAAATCTAACTAAAGAATTGAATATAATAGCTCCTATGCTTATTAGATTAGGTATGTCAGATAAGATGATGGGATTATTTATGACTTAGCCTGTTATTGAATATATTATTAAGAAAACCTCTTCAAATAATAGATTAAGTATGAATCAAATTATATAGAATGTATTATATGATTTAAATTCAAAGATAACTCAAATCGAAAGTCAGAATCCACAGAATGATAATAGAAATGTATCTATGGATACTGAAAGTATGATTGGACATACAGGTAAAACTAAAGAATTAGAATAGTTGTTAGAGAATAATAATGAATAGAAAAAAAATATATACCAAGAAGATAATTTAATAAATTCTTCGGATAATTTGTTCTTCTTAAAGAAATAGTTGAATGTATTATATGTATTTAAAAATATATATGCTAAGGCTAAAACATTAAATGAATATGCTGTAACACATAAACCTGATTCAAAAACTTCTATGGCTAAAGGTTCTTTATTTGATAATATAGCTAAGAAAGTAAGAAAAGAAAATTTAGTAAAAGAATTAGGTAAACATTTTGCTAATATACCTATATTACAAGATACATTTAATAAGGATATAATTACTCCTCCTTCAAAAATTGCGGGAGATAATTATGGTAAATAGATGAAAAAGTATAAAGAATAGATGCTTAAATACTTTATGAATCAAGATTTACCACTTATACAAATGGATTATACTATAGGTATTCTTGCGCCTATTTACTTTAATATAAATAGATTTCCACAGCTTAGAAAGCAATTCTCTTATATAGTAGATGAAATTAGTAAACGATCTAAAAATAATCTTCTTTCAAGATAGTATGCTGAACAGGTTTATAAAATGTATTATACATATTTACTTAGTGAACCTGCTAATGGATTACTTGGAGGAAAAGAAATTAAACCTGCATTCTTAGATAAAACTTTAAATACTTACGAAGATAAAAGACAGTATTATTTAAATGGATTTGTAAAGAACTTATAGGAATATAAAAGAGCTAAAGTAAATAAACTTACAGCTGATAGAAGAAATGCAAGAAACTCATCTTTTATTAAATTATTAGCTCCTTATAATAAAGGTATAATATTAAAAGAATAGGGTACTGCAAGAGTAGATAAAAGAGATATGCTTAATGCTGATTGGGCAAATCTTATGAAAAGTGATGTTGAATTTGAAAGAAATTTGGCAAGGGATATATTTATTTATGAATTATTTAAAAATGGAGCTGGATATACTCCTAATGGTATATTATAGTATGCTCCTATGGAAGTTATCAGCAGTATAGAAGGATATACTGATATAGCTTTAGATAATTCCATACTTGATAATATAGAAAATGATGATACTTCGGAAGAGTTCTTAAATATATATGTAAGAAATAATTTAAGGGCATTTGCTTAGGTTATTCCTGAACATGAAAATCATTATTTTAAAGATGCAAATGGATATAAACATACCTTAAATACTGAAAATTTATCCACTACTTTTTATAATAGTGAATATAAAACTAAATACATTTAGATAGGTTAGGGAAATAATGCTGTATTCTATAAATTAAATTATGATATTGATCCTTTTACAGGAGATATTATAGATAGAGGATATGAAAAGATTATTCCTTTAAATATGCAGTATCAATATGGTAATACTAATGCAGTAGCTATTGATAATACATTAAAACAAGCTGGATAGAGTTCTTTAAGTACTATGAATGAAGAAGAATTATCTATGCTTGCAGGTATGAGTGATCCTTTTGAAGATGCTGATATGATGAAATAGATGGCTGCTATGCAGGCTATGGAAGATAAATTATTTAAAGAGCAGACTGACAATTAGTAGGAAACTACAGAAGATACTAATACTAAAGAAGTAGAAGAAGTATCTAAACAGATAGATAATATCTTAGGTAATACTACCAAAATAGTGTCTACATTAGAGGAAATTGAAAAATTAAAAGAAATAAAAACCAAGAAAGTAACTTTAGAAATACAACCATTTATATAGGATGGTAAAGTGCTCTTTAAAATTATCCCTGTACAAAGAGGTATATAGAACTCCGTATATTTTAATGTAAGATTAGGAGAACTTCAAAATGGTATTAGAGCAGCTGATAAATTAATGGAATTTGCTTCTCAAAATGGTATTTCTGTAGAACAACAACTACAAAAAGATTTAAATGCTAATGGTACTGTTACCTTTATTAATGATACTTCAAGTAAAATAAAAGCTATTGTTTAGATAGCTAAAGAAAGTAAGCTCGAACAGTTTATTAATAGGTTAAGTGAAGAACTTTCACATGCTGCTATAGCCTTTTCAAGTAATGAAGCCTATATTAATGAAATTATTTCTCCACTTCAAAATGATATTGAAATGGTTAAAGAAATATTAGGAGATGAATATGATAATTATTATTAGATTTATAATGGTAATGAAAGATATTTAGCTCTTGAAGCATTAGGAAAAATAGTAGGTGAAGCTGCAGGAGGTTTATTATCTCAAGGAACAAATATCAAAGGAAGTGTAATAGGTAGAATAATGTCTATTATAAAAGATAAATTTAGAGACTTAAATGATGAACAATTAATTATTATTTCTTAGATATTTAAAGATGATTCTCCTATTGTAAGAGATATGATTAATAATTTATTAGGAGAAATTAATGATACACTTGCTTCAGAAGCTATAAAAGATATTCCTATGTAGATGTATTAGCTTAATTAGAAATTAAGTATTTAGGAATAGAAACATAATATAGCTTTAAAAACTGTTAATGATTTAATTGATGCAGAAATAAAAAGGATTAATATTATTAAAGCTACAAAATCAAGTGATATTTAGGACACTTAGGAATTAAATAGGCTTATTAAAGCAAGAAATTCTTAGGAAACTGTTAAAGGTATTCATACAAGAATAAAAGAACTTAATAATGCTCTTAGAGGACATTTATACAGATTAAAAGAGTTAATACAGAATCAGGATGAAAGAGATGAAATAAGTGTTAAATCTTTAAGAAATATGAGAGATACTTTAATAGCTTATCGAAAACAAATTGATATTATAAGAGACTTTGATATAGAACTTGAAGGATTAAGTGATGAAGAACAAATAGAAATAAATAATGAATTAAAAGAAATTATATCTGATTGTGAAGAAGTTTTGAAACGTTCTTTTAATTACTGGAAAAAGATATCCAAAGCTAAATTTATGTCTTTTGTAGGTAAAATAGTTCCTGAAGGAGTAGTAAAAATGATGAATAAAATAGATGGTTCTACTAATACTTTAGAAGATTATGTATTTACAGCTAATAGGGATATTTCTTTTTATGATAGATGGTTAAGAGCAGCTGGAGATAGTAGAGATTTTGTAATCAGGTTATATGATGATATATTAAAAAGAGCTTAGATTAACAGAATTCATAAATCTTAGGAATATAAAAGAAAGATAACGGCTCTACAGATAGAACTTGAACAATCTACAGGTAGTTCAGATACTTCATGGATGTATGTTAAAAATGCTAATGGAGAGATAACTGGATTTATAAGGGAGATTGATCAGTCTAAATATGAAAAAGAAAAAAAACAGGCTATATTAGATATTTATAATAATACAGATGATCCTAAAACAGCATCGGAATTAATTAATAAATGGGTAGGAGAACATACTGAATTAGATGAAAATAACATACAAAAACCTAAAAGATCGCTTTATGGTAATCCTGTATTCGATAATTTATCCGAAGGATAGAAAAAGTATTATAAGTCTATTATAACCCTTAAAAAATTAATGGATGTAACTATGAAATTAGAACCTACTCAAACTTATAAACCTATATACATATCTAATACTATGACATAGAGATTGAAAAATGCTAAGAGTGTTTAGGATGTAAAAGATATAATGACTAATTGGTATGATACTAATATAGGAATAAGAAAAGATGATATCGACTATAATAAAACAGTAACTGTAATAAAAGATTTTGAGGGGAATGTGGTACAAACCTTACCTAAATTCTTTACTTCTCCTTTAGAAAATCTTAAAGATGTTTCTACTGATGTTACTTCAGCTATGATAGCTTATGCTGATACAGCAGTTAATTTTGAAGTAATGGAAGAAGCTGTAAATGAAATGGAATTGGGTAGAATTGTTCTTAGAGATAGAAAGATTTCAGAAACAAAAGATGATAAAGAATTAGTAAATAAGATTAAACTTTCAGGTTATAATATCATTCAAAAAGTATTTAAGAAAATATCCAAATCTAATTTTGAAGCAAGATTAGACGACTTTATGGAGATGAATGTTTATAATCATTATTATAAGGATGAGGGTAAAGTAGGTTAGTTATTAAATACTTTAGGCACAGTTACAGCTATTAATGGTTTAGGAATTAATGCTATTGCAGGTATGTCGAACTTATTTACAGGTGGAGCAATGTTTAATATTGAAGCCCTTAGTAATAATCATTTTAAACCTAAACATGGTATAAAAGCCGATAATATTTTCTTTAAAAATTCATTTGCTTTAATGGGAGATGCAGGTAAAAGAGTAAAAACATCAAAAATAGCTTTATTCCTTGAACATTTTGATGTTTATCAGGATTATACCGAAAACATAAAAAATAGTAATGTAGGAACTAAGAATTGGTTACTTAGAAATACTGGATTAGATTCTATGTTTATCTATAATAAATTAGGTGAAACTTGGTTATAGGCAAGAGTACCCTTAGCTTTAGCAGTAGCTACTGAATTAATAGATAAAAATGGAAATAAAATAAGTCTTTGGGACGCTTTAGAAGTAGTAGAAACTAAGAATGATGAAGGTAAAATTATTTCTTCAAAACTTCAATTTAAAGATGAATATGAAGGATTAGACGGAAAAAAGCCTGATGAAGTTATAGCTGAAGTTATGAGGAAAAGTAATAAGATTAATAATGATTTGAATGGTATTTATCATAAACAAGATATATATGCTGCTTAGAAATATTCTGTAGTAAGAATGGGATTTATGTTTAGAAAATTCATATTACCAGCTCTTGAATACAGATATAAAGGATAGACTTATAATTTTGATTTAAATGAAACTACTGAAGGATTTTATCATACTATATGGAGACTTAGAAAAGATATTATAAAGAATCGAACGAATTTACTTGTATTTTATAATAGTCTTGAAGATTATGAAAAAGCCAATATACATAAAGCATCTATAGAAGTATTATAGGTATTTATGATATGGTTAGCTATAGGACTTATAGGTAAAATTGGTAGTGACGATGATGATGATAAAACATATTTAGCAAGATTAGCCGAACTACAATTAAGAAGGCTTTATACTGAAACTTCAGTGTTTACTCCTTCTACAGGAATGATTAATGAGGGACAAAGAATACTTAAATCACCTGCTGCTTCAGTTAACACATTAGATAATATATTAGGATTACTTGAGCTTCTTGATCCAAGAAGCTATACTACTGAACTTAAATCTGGAAGGTATAAAGGACATTCAAGAGCTTATAGAGCTGTTGATAGGAATTTACCCTTTAAACGTCATATAAATAACATAGTAAATCCTGAATTATTATTACCTTTCTATAAACAAGAATATTAATAAAAGCAGACACAAGCGATCAAATTTTTTAGGGAAGATAGTTTTATATTCTATCTTCCCTTTTATTTTATTATTTTGTGGTCTTAATAGGATACACA